GAAGTATTTAGTTTTTCCCATATTTTATCAATTTCATCTTTTAAGTTTCCAACCCCAGTATTGTAATTATCAGCTCCAGCTAAATCATATACTTTATCACCAATCTGTATTTTACTGATTGTATTATTAGCTGATACAAATTCTGGTTTAAGAGAAGATACTGTTGTTGTTGTTGTTATATTTCTTAAATATGACATATCCATTTTATTCATTATTTCCATTAATTCACCTTCTTTAATTTTCCTTCTTTTATTTCTCTATTGAATGCGGCATCAAAACCAATAGGTTTAACTGAATACCACCATTCTCCATTTTCATAAAATATTTCTGTAACTTCTACTGTAAAATCATCTTTTGTTTGTAAGATGTCTCCAATTTTATACATATGGTTATTTATTTCCATATTATTTATTATACTCCTTTGTATTATAATTATCCAATTCTTCTTTTGTAATTTTGTTTGTTAACCACTTATTATAATTATTTAAGTATTTTTTAGTACACCATTCTAAATTTTCTGTAAAATTATTATCTAAACAAGTATCTTTATGATTAATATATTTAAATCCATTTGGATTTGGAATAAATGTTTCAGCTATTACTCTATGTAATAAATAAGTTTTTTTCTTAAACTTAAAATAATAATATCCTCTTGTTGTTTTTGTTGGTTGAATAAAATCTTGAATAATTTTATTAAAAATTCTTCCATCTGAATAAATAATTAAATCATTATCTTCTTTAAATTCTTTTATTTCTAATGGTTTAAACATATTTAAGTTCCTTTCTTTTCTTTTGTTTATTTTTTATAATTATAACATATTTTCTTATATTTGTCAATAACTTTTTATTAAAATTTATAAACAAGTTATACACAATTTTCGTGTATAACCAAACAATTTCGTGTATAACTAATTTTAATAAAAATTTTATATAAAACACAATATATTGTGGTTTTATAAAAATAATTTTATTAAAAATATTTATTTTATGCGATTTTTTAATTTAATAAAAGAATATATTGTGTTTTATTAGTTATACACCATTTTTAATAAGTTATACACGAAAATTAAAAAGTTATACACCATCTTATTAAAGTTATACACGAAAAAATAAAAGTTATACACAATCAAAAATGTCAGTTTTCCTTGTAAAATAAACATTCTTATATACTTATCCACATTATCCACACCCTATAATAATACTATTAATAAAAAGAGATATGTGGGGGACACCCCCACTCCCCCGAAATAAAATTTTATGCTTCGCATAAAATTTTATTATAATATAATATATTATTTTAATAAAAACTATTGACAAATAAATTAAAATATGTTATAATATATATAATTAAAATTATTATTAAAGAAAGGAGAAAAATATGGATGATAAATATAATAACTCTAATTCTAATAATGTATGGAATGAAATGAGTTATAATAGATATAAAAATAGAAAAAATGAATATTATACAGAAAGAGATAATCATAAAAATGATATTTATTCGTATGAAGATTATTATAGTGATAATACTTTTTCTGTAGAAGATTTATTTTATATAGATTATGAGGAATAATTAATAATGTCTGAAAAAAATAAATATGGTATTAAAATAAAGAATTTTGAAGCTGGTTCTTTATATCAATGTAATATTGGAGTAAGACAAAATTATGATTATAATAAAGCTATGTTCACTAATAATTTATTAATGTATTATTTATTAGATAATGGATTAATAGTTGAAAATGGATGGACTAGAGATATAGTTTGTATTAAATTTAATTATGGTTCAAGGTCTTATGATGAAGAAGTAAGTCATTTAAATAAAATGATTGAAAACAAAGATGAATATTCTGAAGAGAAGATAGAATATTTTAAAAAATTAAAAGAACAAGCAGAAATTAAAAAAGATTTATTTGATAAAAAGACAGCCGATGAAATTCGTGAAATATTTTATAAAAACGGAATAGAAATCAGACACGATGTAAGAACTAAAAAAGATAAAACAATCAAAGAAGAAGTTGTACATTATAATATGTTATATCGCTCTACTGGAAAAGCAAAAGCTGGAGAGTGTATGTTTATATGTGATAGACTATACGATAAAGCTTTGAATTTTATTAGAATGGGATATAAGATGGACAATGATAATGCACAAATAGTTGAAATGAGTGCTTATAGTTCTTTAATTGCGTCTTCAATTGTTGATACAATTAAAATTAATCCAAAAAATATTTTAATTGTTAAAGATGTTGATAGTTTCTTTAAGACAAATATTATTAGTGTTGAAACAAACGAAAAAAGACAATGTATTGCTGTTGAAAAACAAGATTATGAATTAAAAAACACTATGTTTGATGGTCAAGGTCTTATTGATGAAAGTATTTTTCCAAAATGGGGAGAAGGATATTTATTATTAAGACACCATATGTGCAAAATGGCTTGTTTCAAAACAAAGATACAAAAATTTTTTAAAGATTATTATGGCGATAATTATATCAATGCTAAAATAACAGATATGTTTGGAAATGAGCATTATGTTAAAGACATTGAAATTATAACAACAGACCAAGCAATGAAATGGCTTAATAGATATGGGTCAGTTCTACAGAAATGTAGTTCTAAAAATATTGGGTGAATAGTGGAAAGCTAAGTATAAATGTTTAATTTAATTAAAATAAAAAAAGAAAGGTGGTGAAAATATGAAAGAAGAAATTTGGAAAACAATTGAAGATTTTGACTGGTTTGAAGTTTCAAATTATGGTAGAGTAAGAAGTAAAGATAGAATATATATTAATTCAAAAAATAAGACATATCATAAAAAAGGTCAAATTCTTAAATTATGTAAACAAACTGATAAATATGGATATTCTCAAATAATGGTACATTTTTGGTATAAAGGAAAAGAACATAGATTATTAGTACATAGACTTGTTGCTAAAGCTTTTATACCAAATCCAAATAATTTTAATCAAATAAATCATAAAGATGAAGACAGCACAAATAATTATTTTGAGAATTTAGAATGGTGTGATTGTTTTTATAATATACATTATGGTAAAACAATTGAAAGACGTTCAAAATCAAAATGTAGAAAAATAGATGTTTTTGATAAAAATCATAATTTTATTGAAACAATAAATAGTGCAATTGAAGCATCTAAAAAATATAATGTTTCAAGAGGTTATATTTCAACATCTTGTAAAAATGGAACAATAGCAAAAGAATATTATTTTAAAAAACATTAAATTAAACATTTTATATATGCTAACCATATACCAAATTCGTGAATGTTAAAAGTGTAGCGAAAAGGTTCAACGACTAGATAGTGAGTTAAACAAAACAATAATCTATCCACGAGTGCCCAACACCTTACCAATAAAAGTTGAAGGTGAAGATATAGTCTGAACTTATAGGAAACTATAAGAAGTATAAGATAAAGAGCTTATACGATAACAAAATTGCAAATTTAAAGGAATTACTTATGACTATTGGTGTGAAAAAGTTTTTGACAATGGATGTAGATTTGGTATTGTTAAAACAGCACACAAGAGCAAACTTGGCGAAGTTCAAAAAATGTCTTACCAGATGATTAATACTCTGGATATGAATATAATGGAAAATGTTGTTTCTAAAAGTAAGACATATATTGAATTATTAAAAAAAGACGATGATGTTTTTCTTGAATATTTAAAAGATAATAAAAATTTTTCAAATGACTATGAAGTATTGATTTCTTTGTGTGAACAAAATAAAGATTTTACAAGAAGTGAATATTTTAGGTCAAGAAAATATGATATTATAAAAACTTATATTAATAACTTTAAGTTTGGTAAAGTTATACAAAATGCAGATAATTTAGTTTTTGTTGGTTCTCCATATGCAATGTTATTACACGCCGTTGGAGAAGATGTTGAAAAAGATGATACTTTTCAACAAGAAAAAGGAACTATTCAATGTTATACACATAGATTTGAAGATGGAAAACATTTAGCTTGTTTTAGAAGTCCACATAATTCAAAAAACAATATTAGTTATTTGCATAATGTATACAATGAAAAGTTTGATAAGTACTTTGACTTTGGAAAACAAATTATTGCATTAAATGTTATACATACAGATATTCAAGACAGATTGAATGGTTGTGATTTTGATAGTGATTCTGGATATATAACAGACCAAGAAGACATTGTTGGTTATGCAAAGAAATGTTATTTAGAATTTCCAACGATTGTTAATAATATACCAAAAGATAAGAATAAATATACAAATAGTCTTGAACAATATGCATTAGTTGATAATAAATTGTCTCACGCTCAATCTGCAATAGGAACTTCAAGCAATATAGCACAATTGGCACAAACATATATGTATAATTTTAATGCTGAGAAATATAAAGAATATGTTTGTATTTTAAGTGTTATAGCTCAAATAGCAATAGATAGTGCAAAAAGAGCTTTTGATATTGATATAGTTTCAGAAATAGACAGAATTAAAAATGATATGAATGTTTCTGATAAAGGCTATCCAGCATTTTGGAAACATATAAAAGATAAAAAAGCAAAAGCTGGAGATAAGAAATTTAATGCAGAAAAAATAAATAAAAAATTAGTTTGTCCTATGAATTATTTAATGGAAATGAAGTTTAAAAACTTTAGAAATGACAGTTCTACTTTACCTATGTCACATTTCTTTAATAAGTTTGAACTTAAAGAAGATAGGAGAATTAGTAAAAAGGTTGAAAAGTTAATTGAAAAATATTCAATAGACCTTTATGATTGTAGAATTGACCAAGAATGTGAATACTCTGATTATATTTTATTAAAAAGCAATTTTGAAGAAATGATTGAAGATATAAGACAAACATATATCTCTAAAGATTATCTTGGTTTAATGAGTTGGCTTATTGATAGAGCTTTTATGATAACTAATTATTCAAAAGGACATAAAGGAGAATCTAATAGTATACTAAAGAAAAATAAATCATTACTTTTAAAGACGCTTTATGATGTAAATCAAAAGAATTTACTATTAATTTTCTCAAAAAATGTCATTTAATGTGTACAGAGTTTGTTATGTCAACTCCCAGAACCCTTGATTTTACTGGGTTTGCGGACTCGCTCTTATTAGGGCTAATGAAGAAGGATAGAAACGCTGGTGATTGGCGGAGTAGTCCTACCGCTTATGTCCAAATGCGGTATATAAATACGGAACTATAGTTAGATTATTGGTAATTGCCTTGAGCAATTAAGGCAATTACCAACTCACTTTTAAGAAAGAGAAAAGATTATGGCTTGTCACGGTGAAAAAAAAGAGAATCAAAGAATAATAGCTAGTGATGTTTATAAATATGTTTCTAAGAATTCTAGTTTATCTGAAAAACAAGTAAAAGAATGTTTTAAAGTTTACTATGATATTGTTATGGGCATATTAAACAGTGAACATAAGAGTCCAGATATGGAAATTACATTACCACATTTAGGAGTTTTTTATTTTACAAAAAAGAAAGGTAACAAGAAAGGTAAAAAATTTGTAATTCCAGACTTGACAACTGGTGGACAAAATGTTATAATAATAGACAAAGATGAACCAGATTACGAACAAATAAGATTTCGTGTACATACAAGAATTAAAAATAAAAACAAAGAAATAACAAAAAGGAAATATTCAAATGGGAAAGTACAAGAAGAATGATTTGGGATTAAATGATTTATGTAATTTAATTGCAAATGAAATTCCATATGCAAGTCCAAATTCAGCAAAGAAATATTTAAAGGCAATTTATAAAGTCATTCTTGAACAATTAAGAATAAATAAAAGAATTTCTATTTATGGATTTGGTATTTTTGAAATTTTTGAAAGAAAAAGTGGAGAAAGACTTATTCCAGATATTAATGATACGAGCAAGACAAAACTTGTTTATATAAAACCTAGAAACTCAATAAGATTTAAACCATCTCAAGTTTTTGATACGAATGTTAACGAAAATAATTTTAAGTTAAAAATGTCTATGCAAAACAAAATAAAAGAAAAAAAGAAAAGGTCTAAAGATTTTGGACAAAGCATTGTAGACTTAATGAATCAAGCCGAAAGGAGAAGCGGAAACGAATGGCAAAACAGATGATTTCTAAAAACAAAAACATTAAAATTGTTGGAATTTTAGATAAAAATGAAAATGGTGAATTTTATGTAACTATTGAGGATAAAGATAATGTTCAGTCTTTTTTACTTAATCCATTATTAGAAGAAATGATTGGAACAGAAGTAACTTTTAATTCTGTTGATGAACTTTCATTTGCAGAATAAGGAGATAAATATGGTTTTTAAAAGATTAGAAAATGAATCGGAAGAAGAATTAATTTATAGGATTTGTTCTTGTAAAGAGATGATTGGCTCTTGGACTCAAGTTGCAGAAATCTTAAATAATTTACTTGGATATGAATATACAGAATCAAAGTATAGAAAACAATATACTGCGTTTCAAAAAATGCTGGAAGCAAATAAAAGTAAATTTGTAACAGAAGAAGGATATTCTAGTGAACTTGAAAAACAATATGAAGATTTAAAGAAAGAAAGACTTAAACTTCAAACACTTAATGTTGAAAGAAATAGAATAGATAGACAAGATGCCAGAAGAGAACTATATTATGAGTACATAGGAAATTTGGTGCAAGCATTACCATTTCCACATTTCCAACCATTATCTCGTGATTTTATTGCAGATAGAGAATATGTTTTAGTATTTTCAGATGTTCACGATGGAGCAACATTTAAGTCATTAAACAATGAATATTCTTTTGAAATTGTTGAAGAAAGATTTATGAAACTTCTTAATGATACAATTAATTTTATTGAAGAAAAAGGAATTAATAAAATTCATGTTGTTAATGCTGGAGATACAATTCAAGGGTTAATTCATACAAACGATTTAAGAATTAATGATTCTACTGTTGTTAAATCTGTTGTACACGCAAGTAGGGTTATTGCAAATTTCTTAAATGAACTTTCTGCATATTGTCAAATTGAATATTATCAAGTTCCTACTGCTAATCATACCCAATTAAGAGTACTTGGGGCTAGGGCTAATGAATTAATGGATGAAGATTTGGAATATGTAATTGGACATTATATTAAAGATTTGTGTATTTGTAACGATAGAATTAAGGTTCGTTTACAAGAAAATATGGCTATTCCATATGTTAAATTAAATACACAAAATGGAAAAAATATTATTGCAATGCACGGACATACAATTAAAGATGTTAATAATTCTATTAAAGACTTAAATCTTATGATGCACGATTTTATTGATTGTTTGATTATTGGACATTATCATTCAAGTAAAGAAATTATTACAAATGAACATCGTGTATCTGATTGTGAAGTAATTGTTAATCCATCGTTTATTGGGTCTGACCCTTATAGCGATTCAATTATGAAAGGCTCTAAGGCGGCTGCAAAAATTTATGGATTTAGTGGTTATGGTCACGATGAAACTTATAAGTTTGTTTTAAATTAAATATTAAATTAACTTTAAATAATAGTTGGCTGGGGCTTATGCACCCTTTGGTCGCACCACCCGATACTAGTGAAAGTCAAAAGTTGGGGAACTTAGTGGATGTACCGCTACGGATAAGAATTAAGGCTTATCATATATTAACCTACAATTTGAGAAAATATCTCAAGTTGTAGGTTAAATTAAAGAAAGGTGACTTTTTATGGGAAAAAACAAATTAACCAAAGATGGCTTATTGTTTTGTGGAATGAATAGTGAAGATGTCACTGGAAGTTGTATATATGGAGTTTTTGATGATAAAAAATTTTTATTAGAATGTGGATTACATCAAAGTTCATCAAATAACTATTTAGATTCTTATAAAGCAAATAGTTCTAAATTTAGATTTAACCCAAAAGAAATTGATTATGTTTTTATTGGTCATGCACATATAGACCATTGTGGTTTATTACCTAGATTAGTAAAAGAAGGTTTTTCTGGACAAGTTATTTGTACTGAAGAAACAAAACAGATAATGATTCCATTACTTCTTAACTGTTCATTTATATTAGACCATGAAGCAAAAATATTATCTAAGAAATATAAAAGAGAATATAAAAACATTTATGAAGAACAAAATGTTTATGAACTAATAGATAAAATTGTAACTTACAATGAATTTAATAAAATTTATCAATTAGATGATAAAATAAGTTTTCAATTTTTACAAAACTCACACTGCATTGGAGCTGTTCAAATACAATTAATATTAAATAATGGAATAAAAAGAAAAAAGATATTATATAGTTCAGACATAGGTTCTTTAAATAAAAAGAATCATTATGTTGACAAAACAATAATTCCAGATATGTATAATGATTATGTGATAATGGAAAGTACTTATGGAGATACTACTAAATTTTATAATAGAACAAGAGAAAAAGATTTGGCTCACTTAAAAGTTGCTATTGATACAACATTAGAAAGAAAAGGGACTGTAATTCTCCCAGCTTTTAGTTTTAGTAAAACACAAGAATTAATTAGTGTTTTATATGAACTTTATCACGATAATGAATTTCTTTATGATATATATATAGATTCAAAGTTAAGTTGTGATATAAGCGAGCTATATTCTAAAATATTAGTTGATGAAAATTTAGAAAAATGGAACAAAATAATATCTTGGAAAAATGTTAATTTTATTAAAGAAAAAGAAATATCAAGAGAATGTATAAATAATAGAAAACCAAAAATTATAATTAGTAGTTCTGGTTTTTGTACAAACGGAAGAGTTGTTTCTTATCTTGAAAAATATTTAAGCGATAGCAATTCTATGATAATATTTACTGGATATGTTGGAGACAATCCAAGTTATTTATCTTATAGAATTAAAAATTATAAAGAAAATAAATTAATAAAAATTAATAAAATTCCAGTAAAAAACAATGCAGATACTATTTCATTGTATACATTTTCTTCTCACGCAAATTATAAAGAATTAATTGAATATGGAAGTAACTTAAATACAGAAAAAGTTATATTAGTTCATGGTTCTGAAAAAGCAAAAAAGAATTTAAAAGAAAAATTACAAGAAAAAATATCTAAAAATGATAAAACATATAAAGTAGTTTGTAGCTCAAAAGATATGATACTATACTTGTAATGGAGATGATATATGAAAAAAAATAACTCTATAGTTGCATTTATATTAGGAGTGTTAACAGTTGTTGCAATCATCCCAGTTTTTTCTAGTCTTGGAGAATTAATTTGTCAATGGATTGAAGATGGAAAAGCTGTTGCAATTGAAAAAACAACTAAAAGAAATATAAAAATTACAAAATTGCAAAAAGAAGTTGAAAAAGAACAATGTGCTGAAAGCGGAAGTGCAATTGGATATGAAATTCCAAATGATTGCGAAGTTTATGGCGATTATTGTAATTCTAAAAAAAATAAAAGGAAAATAGGATTTTAATAAATTTTGAAAAGAGAACTTATGTTCTCTTTTCGTACATATAAGGAGTATATTATGGCTAGCAAAACAATTCCTATAAAAATATGTAGGGGTGCTGGTAGCTCATTTTTAGGTTGTGTTGGAACTATTAAAGAAACTGAATTTTATGATAGTTTTAACAAATTAGAAGGAAATAAAGTTTGTTATTGTATGAAGTGTTGTGATAAAATATTCAATTATTATAAAGATAATGGATATGATATTAAATCATCTTTATATTATACACTACAAAAAATTGATGTCCCTTTTATTCAAGATATTTATGACAAGCTTGAATCAAAAGGAAAAGTTTCTGTTAAAAACTATTTGTCTGAAATTCAAGGAAGAAAAGACAAGACAGAAGTATGGAATGATTTTTCTTCTAGTGATAAAATAAGTGAAAGCACGGCAGATGAAAAAGAAAAACAAAAAGAACGCCTTGAACATTTAGAAGAAGTATGGGGAATTCAAGACATGGAAAAAGATTATGAGTTCCTTGAAAATACATTTGATAGATATACTAAAGGCGTTGATTTTATAAATCAACAACAGAAGGACTTATATAAGGATTTATGTAGAGACCGTTTGTTGTTAAGAAAAATAAATGATGGAAGATATGGTGGAGAGGAAACCATAGATAAAGTACAAAACAGAATTGGTAAAACAATGTCAACATTAAAGGTTGACCAATTTGAAAGTAATAAACCAAAAACTTTAAGTGAACAAAGTTTATTTACTAAAATTGCACAAGTTGAAATGACAAAACCTTGTGAATTATATAAAGAACCAAGAAAATATAAAGACTTCAATAAAATAAAGAAATACTATAAAGATTTAGTATTAAGACCTTTGTTAAATACTCTTGCTGGACATAGAGACTTTGAAATAGATATTGATGATATAAGTAGGTATAATATTGAAGACAATAACGAAGAACAAAGTTGAAGAATTATTAGCAACAAAAGATAGAAGAGATATAACAAAGAGTGAAATTGAAGAAAATATAATTGAATGGACTACATTCTTTAGAAGAAATATGGACATATTTATAAATGATTATCTTGAGATTCCTTATTATTTATTTCAAGACCATATGGTTTTAACAATGCAAGATAATGATATAACAGATGATATGTGTAGTCGTGGAGCTTCTAAAAGTTTCGTAGTTGGTGGTTTTGCTGTTGCTTGGGCTTTATTATACCCTAATTCTGGAATATTAATCACATCATTTACTCTTAGTCAAAGCAATGAAGTTATAGATAAAAAAATAGATAAAGAATTGAGTAATCCAAAAAGTGGAATTAGCCCAGTATTAAGACAATTAAGAATTGATGGTTACATGGAAATTAAAAAAGACCAAAATACTGGAGCTAAAACTGTTGAATTTGGAAACGGCAGTACTATTTTTGCTGTTAACTGTGGAGATTCTGCTCGTGGTAAATTTTTGCCACTCTTAATAAGTAATTATTAAGAACAAATCGGGAAAGAAAACTGGAAAGCTGAAATGCTAATCAGAGTGGAAGGATATATTTAAAAGTATATTCACACGCAGAGCATAGAGATTGAAACTATAAAATATAGAATATAATATCTCCAAGAGTTCCCGACCCCTATTTTGTAGGGTGAAAAGATATGCCGACCTTATACAAAATATAAGTATAAGAATTATGAGATAAAAAGCTCATAAGATAACAAAGTGAAAAGAGCACAGATAGTTATAACTGATGAATGTGTTTTGATTAAGAAAAAAGATTATGAAGAAATTATAGAACCAACATTAACACAAAGAAGTTTTGTTGGAAGACCATTTGATTATCTTGAAGAACCAAAACAAATATTTTTGAGTTCCGCAAAGACAAAAACAAACTGGATGTGGAGACATTTACGAAATTGTGTTAATGGACATTATAAAGATAAAGTTATCAAATACGGCTTTTTTGCCGTTGATATATTTTCTGCTTTAGCAAGTGGTATTCAAACTAAAAATCAATATCTTCAAAGAAAAAAGAATACTGATGATATGTCTTTCCAACAAGAATATCTTAATATTTTCTTGGGAAATAATGAAAACAGTATTTTTAAGTTTGAAGATTTTGAACAAAATCAGATTCTTGAGACTGCATTTTATCCAAGAACAGAAGAAGAATTTATGTATAATGAAGAGCAAAAATATAAGTTTTCTGATGATTGGGTAAGAATATTGGTTTGTGATATTGCTGTTGCTACTGGAGATGAAAATGACAATACTGTTTATTTATTTATGGCTATAAATAAAGAGACTGGAGAAAAAAGAGTTGAGTGTATAATTCCAAAAAATGGATTAAATTCTGTATTGCAAGTTTTATATATGAAAAGATGGTTTTATGAATATAAAGCTGATTATTTTATGATAGATACAAAAGGTGTTGGTAATGTTATATATGATTTACTAACTGTTGAAACAGAAGATAAAGAATTTAATACAACCTATCCAGCTTGGACTACTTGTTTGGATAAAACTTTACAAATAAGTTCAGATAAAGTTATTAATGATAAAATAACAAGAACTATGACTCAAGATGCAGAAGAAGTTATTATTCCTTATGCTGGAACGGCTGAATTAAATAGTCAAATGCATTTAGCTTTAAGGAAATCTTTAAGAGATAAGAATATTTCTTTATTAAAAGACGATTCAGAAATGCAAAGTCTTTTTGAAGATAGAGATTCTTCTTATATTCTTAAATCTTCAGAAGAAAAAGCAAGAAATATAGACCCATATACTCAAACAAGAATTACAATTAATGAAGCAGTTTCTCTTGAAGCAACTTTTACAGAAACTGGTTTGTTAAAAGTACAAGAAGCAAAAAGAACTGATACAAAGGATAGATATATGACATTGGCTATGGCTAATTTATTAGCTGATAAAATATATAATAAATATAAAAAAGAAGATTCTGATGATTTAACATTAGAAGATTTCTATGATATATACGATAATTAATGAAAGGAGGATTCTTGTGAGTGAATTAGAAAATAAAACAGAAATAAGCAAAGAAGAAGTTTGGAATGTAGTAGAATTTGCAAATGCTCTATACAATGGTTTTGCTGGATTAAATAATACAGATTATTTTCTTTACAATACACAACAACAAAATGAATTATTAAAAGATGTTGATAATAATCCAAAAATTCCAAGAAATTTAGATGAAATAAAATATGCAATTGCTAATTATGTAAAAAACCCAGAACAACTACAAGGATTTTCTGAATTTATGTCAATGTGGGATGGAATTTATAAACAAGCAATTGATTATAAATTAAATCTATTGTCTTTTGATATAAGTAAATATTGTATTAATGTAAAAGACCCATCAGAATATAAATCTAAAGAATATCTTGATGATTGTAAAAGGGTTTCTAAATTTTTACAAAATTTTGGTGCAAAACAAACTTTTAGAAATGCAACAAAACAAATGTTGTTAAGAGATACTTATTTTTGTTGGCTTCGTGATTCTTATGGTAGTTTTGACGATGAAGCAATTGAAATAGATGATGATGGAAATTCTTCAGATAAAATTTCTGAAAAGAAAACATCATCATATGCATTACAAACAATGCCACAAAAATATTGTAAAATTACTGGAGAATTTACTGCTAAAAATTTAAGAGGAAAAGGTTTTCTCTGGGATTTTGATTTAAATTATTTTTTAAATCATAATGTTAATATTTTAGATTATGACCCAAGTTTAGCTAAATCATTTAAAGAATACAGAGAAAACAATAAAAATATAAAGAGTTTTATTATTGATAGTAATAAAGATTTAAATACTCAAAATAATTCTTATTATGGTAATAATTATGTAAGAACCAAAGTAAACCTCGGTAGTTGGTGTTTCAAATTTAACAACGATACATTTTTACAATCACCACCTTTAGCTTATTTATTAAAGAGCGTATTTAACGATGATTTAATAGAAAAGCTACAAAAAGATAAAGATATTATTTCTGCAAATGCAATTATTACTGGTGAGATGAAAACTAGAGATAAAGACAATGTTGGAAATAATAAAAATGCTTTTACAATTGACCCAAAACAAGTTGGGGCTTTAATGAAATTAGCTAGAAATGGAATTGATAGAAATATTAAACAATTAGCATTGCCATTGGAAGACATTAAATTATATCAATTTTCTGATAGTAATAATAATATGGTTGCTAATAAATTAGGAACTAATGCTGGTCTTGCTGGACACAACTCTCATATTATTTATTCAAGTGATAGTTTAACCCAAGAACAAGCCAGAATTGCTTCAACAATTGATTATCATTCTATTGCTGATTCTGTATATCCACAATTTGAAAATTTCTTAAATTTCTTTATTAATAAAAAAACAAAGAAATATAAATTTAGATTTAAAGTAAGTGGCTCTACTTTATTATTTTTAAGACAAGACGAAATTGACCAACACACAAAATTAATGGATAAAGGTATTCAAATACCAATAGGAAGAATTGGTTCATTATTAGGTTATGAAGAAGATGAATTTGAATATTTAGTTAATGAAGCTAAATATGGAAATATGCAAGATAAATTATTCTTGTTAATGAATTCTAATACAGCAAAAGATTCTTTTGGTGGAACTTCTTCTGAAGGTGGAAGACCACAATCTAATTTTGAAGATTTAACCGATAGTGGAGCTAAAGATAGGGGATATCAATGATTTTAGGTGTTCCAAAAGATAAAGATAAATATATTTGTGTGAAAAGTGTTGATGCTGAAAAGCTACACAAAATTGGTTATATTCCAGTTTATAGAGAAATAAATAGAGATAGAATATACTTTATAAAAACAAAAGAAATTTGTGAAACTGTAGATGCTATAAATTGTACTATTGTTTCATAGGAAAGGAGGATTCAAATTTTGGATAATTTCAATAACAAAGTTACTATGGCTATTGAAGATTGGTATAATGTTCAAAATGATGATGGAGATTATGAATTCGCCTATGGAACTGTTGATTTTTTGTCTACAAGACCAAACTCTCATAAACATATTTTTACTGAAGATGTAATTAAAGAATATGCTCCAAGTGTTATTAATAAGTGGGTAATTGCTTATTATGACGAAAACAAAGGAGATGTTACAACTCATGTTCATAACCAACATATTATTGGTAGAGTTCCAGAACAAGAAGTAAAATATAGATATGATGAAGATGGATATTTAGTTGCAAGTGTAGATGTTATTTTATCTAAATTATATGCTACAGATGTTTATGAATTATTCAAGAAATATAATTATCGTTCTGTTAGTATAGAAGAACTTGTTGGATTTTCTGAAGATACTGAGATGTTTGAAGATGGTTTACAAGAAAAGAAAGTAACTGGATTTAATATTACTGCAATTAGTGTTTTAGGTTTGTCTTATAGACCAAGTGTTCCAAATGCAAATATTCAATTAACAAAAATGTCTGAGTTGAACGAAGAAAATCTTCAAAATGCTGAAAAAGAATATATTAAATATTCTCAAAATAAAAATAATACCACCCTTAATGATATAATGGATAAATTAACCATTATCGAAAAGAAATTAAGTAAGGAGGAAACAATGGAAGATAATAAGGAATTTAAGTCTACCGAATCTATGGAAGAAGTTCAAGTTGATTCCAAAGCTGAACCAGAAGAAGCTAAAGAAGAAGAAATGTCTTGTGGTAAAGAAGAAAAAATGGAAGACTCTAAAGAAGAAGAAGAAGTAGACAAAAAAGCTGAAGAAGAAGATTCCGATGACTCCAAAGATGATTCCGAAGAAGATAAAGAAGAAGAAAAAGAAGTAGATAAAAAGTCTGCTGAAGAAGAATCTTCTGAAACCCCTTCTAAAGAAACAACTATGGCTGAATTAGAACAAAAACTTTCTGAAGCAGAAGAAAAAATTCAAAAATATGAAACAGAGATTTCTGAATTAAAAGAATTTAAGTCTTCTGTAGAAATGTCAAAGAAACAAGATATTGTTAATCAAACATTATCTAAAGTTAAAGATTACTTAACGGAAGAAGAGTATTCTGAATGTGTTAAAAAAGGAGAAGCTTGCTCCTATGAAGCTATTGGTGCTTGGAAAAATGAAACTCTTGCTTCTATAGCAGAGAGAGCATTAGAAAAAGTTACTAATATGTCTAATAAGGAAAAAGAAGATGGAGTGCTTGATATGGGTATTCCAAAAGAACAAGAAACTACAAAAACAAGTATTTTTGATTAATAAAAAAGGAGATTAAATATTATGGCAAAACATGGTACTTTATATGAAAGAGATTCCTTCATAGCGAGATGTCAAAATAGAGCTGGATTAGCTCAAATTGATTTAGATGGTGGTGCGGTTGTTGCTGAAGGAGCAATCGTAGCTGGTGATGACGAACTTTATACTCTTACTGCTCCAGTTGGAACTGAAACTAGAGTTGGTATCGTTTATAATCCTTCTGTAAAATATGATGTAATTGGTAATGGAAAGCTTTTCCCAGCAAAATCTCTTGATGATAGAGATTATTTCAATCCAGCTGGAAAGCCCGTTGATTACTTCTTCCCCGAAGTAGGTGTTGAATTTGGTGTTACTATGGCTAATGTAGAAGGTTCTACTGCTCCTACCGTTGGTGATTTCCTTGAAGTTACTTCTGGTAAGACTACTTTTACTGTTAATGGTTCTCAAACTTCTGGTGTTCCTTCTTTTGAAGTAGTTCAAATCATTAATAAGAAATATCCTACTTTTGACTTTACTGATGATGTAGAAGCAGTTTACATCGTTAAGACAAGATTTAATGGATAATACAAATATAAAAAGGAGAGATAAACGATGAAAAGATTTCAAAATGTTGTAAAATTTGCTGAAACCGATTCTGGTAAGAAGCTTGTTGCAATGATGGAAGATTATGCACAACATTACATCAATGCTAACAATATTGCTAAAATGTCTTATGACGAAAAATATACTTTATCTGAAAAAGCAGAGAAGATTAATGAACAATTCATGTCTGAATTAGCTCGTAGAAGCAAATATTCTAAGGAAGATTTTGACAATGTTCAAGATTATGCTAATTTTAAGGTTGTAAATGAAATGGCTGCAAATATTCAAAAGATTTTACTTGATGCAACCACTCCTATTTTCTTAAATGCAACTGGACTTGCTATGTTAGCTGAATTCCACTATGGTGGATATGGTGATGTATTTGAATTTGAAGACAAGGACAACAGCATTTATTCTGTTTCCAAGATGGGTCGTAGACAAAGACACACCAAGACTCAAGAAAGCAAAAAGCAAAACAAGACCATTTCTACTGATATGTATGGACTTTCCGTATATACCACTCTTCCTCAAATCATTCTTGGAGAATCTATGCTCGCTGAGGATATTGTAAAGATGGCTCTTGCAATCAATAAGAAGATTTATACTCTTGTAGTAAAGAAATTTACTGCTTCTGTAGAAACTCTTACTGATACTGCACTTATCGTTACCAACTACAACGAAAAAGCTTTCTTATCTGCTCTTCGTAATGCACAAGCAAAGAACGGAACTAATATGATTATTGTTGGTGATAATGTAGCATTAAAGGATATTCTTCCTTCCGATGCTAGAACTAGAATTCTTCTTCAAGATGAATATAATACCACCATTGGTTATATGACCAAATTCAATGGTTATGATGTTATTGGTTTTGATGTAGTTGCTGATGATAATGAAACCGATGGAGTTCTTGGTCTTCCTACTAATAGAATCTATGCTCTTCCAGTTACTGGTAGCAAAATGATTCATGTTGCTGTTGGTTATACTGCAACTAATGGAGATGACCCTTGGGATAACGATAATCTTGTTGCTATTACAACCTTTAGAAAAGAGTTAGGGGTGGCTTTGGCTACAAACAAGAAACCAGTTAAAGTAGAACTTTAATTAAAATTAACAATTAAATATAAAGAGAGTGTAGATTTGTTCTACACTCTCGTACATATGGAGAAAAATTATGTCTATTACAAGTTTTACATCTATTAAAGAAAATGCTCCTTGGATGATTCAATATTTTATTGGCGGTGAACAAGAAGCAGAAAAATATTCTTGTTGTTCAAATCAATGTATTAATATGAAATGTCCATATTGTGGAAATGTTTTTGACCATAAAATTAAAATTCAAAATTTATATAGAAGAAAAAGATTGCCTTGTTCTTGTAATCAATATACTTATAGTTTTTCTGAAAGAGTATTGAATAACATATTAATAGACTTAAATGAAAATTTTAAGAAAGAATATAGACCAAAGTGGTCTAATGGGAAAAAATATGATTTTCTTTTAATTGATAAAAATGTAATAGTTGAATTAGATGGACAACTTGGACATGGACATAGAACATTTGGAGAATATAATGAAGAAAAAATTAAAAAATCTTTAGAAATAGATAATGAAAAAGACTTACTTGCAAAAGAAAATGGATTTAATATTATTAGAATAGATGTTACATATACAAAATATGAACAAGTATTAGAAAAAATAATAAATTCAGAATTAAAAGAATATTTAAATTTTAATAATATTGATTTAGATGATATTTTTAAACGCTCATTAGATAATAATGTAAAATTAATTTGTAAATTTTATGAACAAAATAAAGATAAAATGTTAAAAAAAGAAATGTATGAAAAATTACATATATCTAAAAATACTTTTAAAAATTATTTAAAAATTGGTGAAAAATATGGTTGGTGTATATATGAACCAGATAAAAATAAAGGTTCTGGAAATAGTTTGTCTGTATTTGTTGACAATGGAGAAAAAAGAATTGTTTATAAAAGTTTATCTAATGCAAGTAAAAATTTAGAAAAAGATTTTGGAATTTATTGTCCTTATGGTGCTTGTTTAAATTTTGCCATAAGAAAAGGAAATGGTAAATATAAAGGATTAAGTTTAGGATTTATATAAATTATAGGAGAAAATTATTTTCTCCTATGTACATATTATGAAAGGAAATTAAAAAATGGCTGAAAAGAAAGAAACTACTTCTAAATCTACAAGAAAGAAAGTAGCAAATCAAGAAGTAAATATTGAAACTAATAAAGATTCTTTAGATTTAGAAATTGAATTAGAAAATACTAAAAAAGAAAAAGAAGAAATGAATAATGCTTTATTAGCATTACAAAAACAACTTGCTGAATTACAAAGTAAAATTGATAGTAAAGAAGAAAATCAAGGAAATCCAGTTGTAATTAAACAAAATGGAGATTTAACAAGAACTGTTAAGGTTGTTAGTCTTTTACCTAATGTTTATAATTTATCAACTCAACCACTTGGTAAGGGAAAATTATATCAATTTAAGAACTTTGGTGATTCTCATATGATTAAGTTTGGTGATATGCAAGATATTCTTGCTTTATATCTTACTCAATTTGAAAAAGGATATGCCGTATTAACAAATAAACAAGATTATGAAGATTTAGGAATTGGCTATATCTTTGATGAAGTTATGGGAAAAGAAAAAGTTGAAAAATTAGTTAAACTTGAAAATGATAAGGCAGTAGAAACTATTCTTGATATGGAAGAAGATATGCAAGAAAAGATTATTGGAATTATCGCAAACAAGATAGCTGAAGGTGTTTCTTATGATTATAATAAGATTAAGAAACTTGAAGATGCTGGATTAGAAGTTAATGAATTGGTTGATTTAATTCAAGCTGGTAAGCAAGTAACTGCATAATATAGATGATTTGCCGATTGGAAGTCAGTTGAAAATTAGACTGGCTTCCGATTTGGAGTACATATTTGAAACGGAATATAATATAATAAAAGGAGAAAATAATGTTATTAACAAAAGAAGTTGAAGTTGTTTTATCTACTTATACAGCAAAATATTATGAAAATTTAGGATATTATATTCCAAAATATTTTAATAAAGAAAAAAATAAATATGTTGTTGCAAGAAATACAAAAATAAAAGTAAATGTAAATGATTTACCATTGCATAGTTCTACCATAATACAATGTAAATGTGATTTATGTAATAATATAGTTTCAAAAACATATGCTTCTTATATTGTACAAAATCATGAAGGAAAAACATATTGTAAAAGATGTTGTAAAAAAGTTGATGAAAAAGGAAATAAAAAAATAAATAATAATTTATCAAATGGTGCAATTAAAAGCAGAAGCTATATTGAATATACTGAATTTACTCAAATTGTATTAAAAAGAGACAATTATACTTGTATAAAATGTGGTAAAAAAGCAAATGTTACACATCATTTAAATGGATATGCTTGGTTTATTGAAGGTAGAACAGACCCTAAAAATGCTGTTTCTTTATGTAATAATTGTCATAATAATTTTCATTCTATATATGGTAAAGGTAGAAATACTAGGATGCAATTTAAAGTTTGGTTAAATAGAAAAATAAATGATTATGATTTAGAATATAAAAATATTTTTATATCACCAACAAAAGTTGCATATTGTATAGAAGATGATGAAATTATATATAACATAAGAGAATATGCGAGGAATAATAAATTAGATAGTAGTTCTATTTATTGTTGTTGTAATGGGAAAAAGAAATCACATAAAAATAAACATTATTGTTGGTATAATGATAAAGATAAACCAATTCCAAAAAATAATAATATTAAAAAAATAGTGCAGTTGTCTTTAGATGGAAAATTTATAAAAGAATGGTCTAGTATTTCTGAAGCAAATAAAATATATTCAAAAAATGGAAAAGGAAGTAGTATACCAGAATGTTGTAAAAAAAATGGTAGACAAAAAACAGCATATGGATATATTTGGAAATATAAAAGTGATTATGATGAAGATGATGAAAGGAGGTATATATGACAACTTTCACAGAAATATATGAAGAGTATATGCTCCCAATAATTAACGATTATAAAATAGATAATTTATATCAAAAAGATAAAAAAGTTTTATATGAATATTTAAGAGGTTTTTTAATTAATGGTTTAAGTGATTTTGATTGTATTAAACCATTAACATATCATAAAGAAGCTGTTATAGAAGAAAATAGCGAAAAAGAAGAAATATATGTTTTTGACTATGAACTTGATGATGACGAAAAGAAAATAATTTCTGAAATAGCTGTCTCTAAATATTTTAAGAGATTAATTCAAGATGTTAAGGCTCGTATGCCTTATATGTCTCAAAGAGAATTTAAAAAAGAAGCAACTGCTCCAGTTATGAAAGAAAATGATAAATGGTATAATAATCTTGTGTCTGAATATATGGAAGATATTGCTAACTACAATATGAAACATATAAATAAATTAGATTATTGGAGTGATTATTCTTCGTGAGCTGGTATGAAAATTATATAAATAATATTGCTCAAGATAATGAATCATTCTATAGGGAACAAGCCCAAGAATGGATTAATGATTATTTTACCGATACTACTTTAGTCAGAACAATACAAGAGGAAAAATATCCATTTAATGGAGAATACGAAGATTATACTGTTCATGTTGATAGTGTTGCAGAAATTACAACAAATGTAAATAAAATCATTGGAGATTTTATTTCTGTTATATTTAAAGATTGTGAACATATAAATTATCGTGGTCAAAAATATATTTATGATAAAGAAACTTATTTATGTTATGATAAAATAAATAACTTAGCAAAAGTTGCTAAATCAAATTTAATAAGATGCAATAATGAAATTTCTTGGTTAGATGAAAATGGAAATATATTAACTGAAAAAGTTTTTGTTGGTTATGAATTGTCAAGTACGAATGATAATATAACTAAAAAGGCTTTAGTTAGTAATAGAAGAAGAGTTATTTATGTTCAATGTAATGAAAAAACAAACAAAATTAAAATAAATCAAAGATTTATGTTTCAACATAATCAATGTTTTAGAGTTGAAGAAATAGATAATTATTATAGAGAGACTAATACAGATAATGATGTTACATTAATGAAAATGTTTATTGTTTATAGTCCATTAATACCATTAGATAATCAAGAATTAAATATTTGTGATTATTATACAAAAGATTATTCATTAGCAATTAATCAAACAGATATTTCTCAAATTACTGGATTTACTGGAAAATTAACTGCTACTGTAAAATATAATGATGAATTGGTAGATGTTCCTATTAAGTGGAAAACAAGTGACGAAAGTGTTATTACGATAGATGAAGACACTGGAGAATATACTGTAGTTGGAACTTTAAATGGAGAAATTTCTACAATTACTTGTTATATGAAAGATAATGAAGAAATTGAAGATTCTATACAAATAAAAGTTGTTTCTGATTACTTACCAGAAAAGATAATTGTTGTTGAAAATTCCAACATTACATCTTTAAAAGAAAAAGAAACTATTGAATTTAATTGCTATGTAATGATAGAAGGTGAAATTCAAGATGACATTGTTACTTGTGAAGCAAGTGGTGTTGACGCTAAACATTATGTTTTAGAAGAAACATTATTTGGATATATGTTAAAGAATTTAAAGGCTTCAGATGTTCCATTAACTTTAACATTTTCTGCTGATGGTTGTGATGATGTTATATTAGATATAGAATTAAATGGTTTAATATAATAGGAGAATAATTTATGTTAGAAAATAATTTAATAAATGACAATTCTTCTGTTGCATTTAATAATTTTTCAGAAGTTCCGAGAATTCCATATAAAATATTGGAAATATTACTTGGAGATAATGATGATAAAATAACTAAAGATATGAAATATGGCGTTCCTACGAAAATTGCCGAAATTTGGAAGATGTTAAAGTACAACACAAATGATTGTCTTGCAGAAAAATTTGACAAGAAAAAGGGAGAAAATGTTCCAGTTAAAAATTGGCTTACATTTGATGAAAGAAAAGCTATGATTTGGGATGGTAGTCAAGCAGACGAAGGACAATGTAGTATTTTCTTAAAACCCTTAATAGGAACTTCTTTGAATACTGCTGAGATGCAAACTCAGATTAGACTTTATAGAATTTCTACTTTACCAACTTCACAATATGAAGCTGTGCTGTGTTTTGAATTTGATATTATAACAAACGAAAGAACTTGTTTAGTAGAAAGAAACAAAGAGTTGATTGAAAGAACTGATTTACTTGAAAATACTCTTTTGTCTGTATTAAACGGAAGAGATATTGAAGTTGGAACTGGATATCTTACTTTTAATAAAGAACTAACTAGAAGTTGTGGCAGTATGCTAAACATTAATAACTCAAAAACGCTTTATGGTCGTTCTATAGTATTTGGCTTAGAATTTATGTCTCCAGAAGTGGGTGGTATTTGTGGTTGATTTGGATTTTTTAACAAGAAAATATTTTATAAATATTGAAGATGTTCCATACAACTTAAAAAAAGGTGGAGAAATATTTATTAAACCAATATTACTAAAAAACGCTGAAACATATGATTGGGCTAAACAATGTATTGAAATAGATAAAAATTCTATAAATAATATTGATGTTATAAAATCATCTTATCTTGGATTTTTAATGGATTATTGTTTTGATGGAAAAGAAGAAAATGAAATAGAGTCTCAATTAAAAACATTATTAAATTTATGTCTTGGTGCTGAATATGCTGTTTTTACAAAAGACAAAGGAAAACATTGTATTGCTTTATGTGATAAAGAAGGAAAAATAAAAAAAGTAATTAATACAAAAGAATTTGATGATATTTCAAAAATAATATTATTTCAAAACAATCCTTCTTATGATGACAGATATGTTAATCCAGAAGTAAAAGAAATGTTAGCAGAGTATTATAAAGTAAAGTACAAAGACATGAATATTCCAAGTATGGAAAAAAAGAAAGGCTTTGTTTCAAGTAAAATAGGAAAAACATTTAGAGAATTAAATGAATTATCCTATAGAGAATTTTGTGTTATTTATGATGAATTATTAGCTGAAGATAATTATTTTATTTATAAAATAGTTGCTTCTAATTTCCAAGACACAAAAATCAACGAAACTTTACACCCATTATTTGAAAAGAAACACGATATTTATGAAGAAATATTTACAAATACAGATGTTTTAGCAAACAAGGGAATATCTGGTGCTGAACAATTAAATGCGCTTAATATGACCAAATAAAGGAGAGTATTATGTTTAGAATAATGAATGTAAAAGAACAAGGTAAAGACTATTCATCTACTTATCAATTTAAAACTCATAATGTCGATGGAGTAATTAAACCAATTGAATTTGAGACATTGGAAGAGTTAGATGTGTATGTTGAAGACTTATTAAATAACAAAGGTTATGCTAAATCTGATTTTATTATTGTTGAAGTAAAAGATTATACTATTTCTTCTGACCTTTATGATGAACAACAAGAAAATACAGAAGAACAAAATATTTCAGAGAATTCATAATAACATAGCAAAGAATAATAGGAGGAAAAAATATTATGGCTCAAAATTTTATTTTAGCTAGTGTAGGTACTGTTGATTTAATTGACCCCTCTACTGGCGAAATTATTGTTACTTCTAAAACTCTTACTGAAAGCGGTATTAGTTTTTCTGTAACAGCTGAAGATATCCGTGGTGGTATGGCTAATAAGTTACTTGGACAATATTTCCACGATTCCGCAATGGCATTAAATATGACCGATGCACTCTTTAATTTACAATATCTTGCACTTAATGTAGGTGGTACTATTACCGTTGGTGGTAACGCAATTACTACTGAACAAATTACCACTACTGTTGCTGATAAGATTACTGTATCTGAAACTCCACAAAAGTTTGGTAATGTTGGAGTTCTCGGTTGACGATAAAATACTAGCCGAGCTTTCTTGGTAACAAGAATTGATTAAACCCATTTAATTGCTGGAAACTCTTAAAGACACATTAACTAAAGCGAAACAATGAAATATGTGTATGCGTAAATGTTACGAAAGTAGAAAAAATAATGTGTATGGTATATGGTGAAAACCTAAGTACTTTATAATAGACAATCAGCAACTAAGTTCCGAATAGGAAAAAGTTCAACGACTATCGAAAACAATAATAAATATAACTCTTAAAAAAAAGAGAATAAGTTGTAAATTAATACAAACGAAGTGAGTAGAGTACATTCAAGCGAATGGAAATGGTGGGCAACCTAATAGGTTGAAGATATAGTCTAAACACATATGAAAGTATGTGGGAATTTTACAAAAAAGGATAATATATGAAAAATAAATATTATGTTTATTTATACAGAAGAAAAGATAATAATGATGTGTTTTATGTTGGAAAAGGATGCGGAAATAGATGCAAAAATATAAATCAACACAATCAATATTGTCAAAATATTTCTAATAAATATGGAGTTATTATAGAAAAAATAAAAGAAAATATTTCTGAAGAAGAAGCTTTACAATTAGAAAAAGATACTATTTCTTATTATATTAATGACTTAAATTATAGTATAGCATTAGATAATAAAAGAAATAGAAATTCTGAACATTTTCTTTGTAATCATACTCTTGGTGGAGAAGGAAATTATGGTTGCCATAGAATGTCTGACGAAGAAAGAGAAAAGAAAAGACAAAATTGGCTTGGCGATAAAAACATTGCTAAAAGACCAGAAGTTAGAGAAAAATTAAGTAAACACGCAAGAGAAAATAACTCATTTTGTTTAGAAGAAGTTAAACAAAAATTAAAAGAAAACCATTATATGAAAAAAGAAGAAAATAGAATTAAACAATCTGAAAAGATGAAAGAATTCTACAAAACTGAAGAAAGTAAAAAGGTTAAAGAAAAAATGATTGCCAGTAAAATTGGCAAAAAAACACATAACAGTATTAAAATATATTGTTTAGAAGATAATAAAGAATATGGTTCTTTAAGTGATTTTGAAAAACAATATAAAACAGACAGACATACAATATCAAAATTATTAAAAGAAACTAATAATGATAATGATATAATAGAAATCAAAACACGCTCTGGCTATTTACACATAAGTAAAATTCCGTTTAAGAAGTAGCGAACTTAAATAAATATACTTGTGGTATTCTATTGCTGGTGAGAACAATTGGAGCAAGATTGATTTTGATGCAGAAACGAAGACTGCTACTGTAGCTGGTTTACCAGTTGGTACTACTGTTTGCGTTAAGTATGTGAAGAATGATGCTTCCGCAGAACAATTTATTGTTTCTTCTGCTTTCATTCCTTCTCAATGTCACGCAATTCTTACTTTACCATTATTTAAGGCTGGTACTGATTCCAAGACTTCTTTCACTTCTTCTTCTAAGGTAGGTGAAGTTCAAGTTGAAATTCCTAATTTCTTACTTGGTGGTGCTCAAGACCTATCTCTTACCGCAAGTGGTGCTTCCACTACTAATTTAAGTGGTAATGCTCTTACTACTTTTGATGGTTCTGAAGGCTGTGATGGTGATGGATATTATGCAAGACTTATTCAAATCACTTATAACAAAGATGAATTTGCTGATGTAAAGTCTATCGTTGTTGCTGATAGTGATATTGATTTAGTTGTTGGTGAAAAGCAAGTTCTTGATGTTCTTGCTATTTATGGTGGTATGACAGCACCTAAGAAGGTTGAAGCTTCTAAGCTTACATTCACTTCTTCCGATGATACAGTTGCTACTGTTGATGCAAATGGAGAAGTTACTGCTGTTGCAGAAGGTTCTGCTATCATTGAAGTAGTTGTTACTGAAAAGTCTGCTCTTGTAGCAAAGGCTGTTGTAACCGTATCTGCTGAATAATTAAAATAAAATAAATTGTTTGTGGTGGATTTATTCCACCACAAATGTACATAAAAAATATAATATAGAAAGGTGGCTTAATGAATGAGTGGATTTAATAACTTTCCACAACAATATGGTAATTATCCAAATATGAACATGAATCCTATGTTTGGTAATAATAATTATCAATCGCAGCTTGAGAAATATCTATTAGACCAAGCTACTCAAAGAAATCAACAAAATCAAATTAGTTCTAATATGGATTTTATACCAGTTGTTAGTGAAGAAGAAGCAGAAAAGTATATTGTACAAAAAGGACAAACAATTTGGTTTAGACATTCCAGTGAACCAGAAATTTATGTTAAATCAGTTTCTACTATTGGAGAACCTAATTTTGGAGCTTATACTTTAATCAAAAAAGAAAAGAAGGTTGAAGAAGAGAAAAATTATAGAGAAATTGAACCAAAGTTTGCAACAGAAGACGATATTAATATTCTGCAATCCAGTATTAAAGAACAAATGGGTAATATTACTAAACACATTGAAGCAATTGAACAAAAGATAGGAAACATTCCTAACATTAAAAGAGAAGAGGGTGGAAAGAAGCAATATAATAATTCCACTCAATCCCAGAAAGTAGGTGCTTAATATGGCTAACTTTTGGGATAATATAAGTCAAAATAATATAAATAATTATAGACCACAACAAAATATGCAAAGACCAAATTTGTTGCAGTTTATAATGCAAAACAAAGGAAAAACTTTGAATCAAATGCTAAAAGAGTATGGTTTAACAAATATTTCTGAAGAAGAAATAAATAATATTCTTCCAGAAGCAAAAAATATGCTTAATAGTCTTAATTTAAAAAATTTAAAATTTTAAAAAATATAAAATAAGAAAGGTGGCTTTAGAATCATTAGTTACATTTCCAAAGTAACTAATTAACGAAAATGAAAAATGTAGTTAATACTACACTAGTTATGCTTAAAGGGGGTGTGGCTAGTGATTTATAATTACCCTTTAATTTATAAAATTTCTCCACACCCCTTTTATATAAATTAATATATTTATATATCGGGTGCACACTTTATATTAATATATTAAAAACAATATTATTATAAAGAAAAGGAGAAAAATTATGGCTTTAGAAAACAGTGGTTTAAGTGCAAGTGATGTTCTTGCTCTTACAAAAGACGGTGACGGATTATTTGGTGGTAATGTTGGTGGTATTTTAGCAATCATTATCGTTTTCATTCTATTATTTGGTGGAAATGGTTTTGGTAACTGGGGTAATGGTTATAGTAATGGTGTTTATCAAGCAACTCAAAATGCTGACCTTTATTCCGCATTAGTAACACAAGATATCAATGGAAATATTAGAACTGGATTCAGTGATGTAAATAATGGAATTTGTTCTATTGAAAAATCCATTTTAACCGCACAATACGAAGACCAACTAGCTTTCAATAATGGAATTAATTCAGTAAACAACAATCTTTGTAGTGGATTCTTTACTGTAAATCAATCCATTAATGACTTAGCACATCAAATGGAAAATATGTGCTGTGATATTAAGACAACTCTTCTTCAAGGAAGATATGAAGATGCTCAAAACGCTCTTAATCAAGCACAAAATACAATTTCCAATCAAGCTCAAAGCGCATATATTCTATCTCAATTAGGTAGATATGTGTCTAATCCTCCAGTTCCTATTATGAATGGAGTTACTTTAGCATAATAATATTTAAATATAATATCTCATAGAGATTTATTTCTCTATGAGATATTTATTAGAAAGAGAGGATAGAAGAGATGTTAGAGATTGGAAATACAACTGAAACACAATTAACAATAGGTCAAACTATACCATTTAATATTGTATCATTTGATACAAATATGGATAGTCATTTTGACTCAAATACAAATTCTATGGTTATAGATAGAAGTGGATATTATATTGTAAAAGGAAATTTTGTTTTTGCTCCAACTGCAATTGGAGATGCTAGTGTATATCTTTATGTAAATGGAGAAGTAGAACCAACTGTTACTTCAACTTTTACAACTACAACAGCAGACCAAAAAATAACTTTTACAATTCCATCAAAGGTAATTAGAACATTACCTTCTTTTTCTAACTCAAATGTTCCAATTAGATTTGTAGTTTCTACTGCTGGCACTTTATACAATAATGATGCTACATTAATTAAATTACATTGACACGACAGTTTGATTTAATAGATGCTCTTGAGATAATAGAGTTTATCGTAAGTGTAAGAAATTACGAAGAAACTGTAGACCAGACAACATTACAAAATACAGTGCAAGATGCTGTATCTTCTATTCAAGAACATTTAATCGAACAAGATAAAAAAATAAATAAAATACTGGAGATTTTGGGTGAAGAAAAATGAAAGAAGAAATAATTAAAAAAGAAAAAGAATTAATAGAAAATACAATACATTCTTTATTAGAAGAATGGGAAATGTATTCTAATTCAATTTCACAAAAAAACTTAACATATATAGAAGATGTTTCAAAAGCAATTTGTAAATTTAAGAAAAAATTAGAAAAGATGGAAGAAGGTTATGAAAAGAAGTCAGAAAAATTTGATGCTGTAGAAGACTCAAATATTGATGACGCTATGTATGATGCAATTCACGAATTTAGTGGATATATGGATTATAAAAAGAAATATATTGAAACTAAAAATGAAGAATATATGGAAATGTCTGAACAAGAATTCGGACATATGCTAGATAATCTTAAAATTGCATTATCAGAAATAGACGAAGTAACTAAGAAAGATGGTTCTTCTCAATCTATGAAAGAAAGAGATATGCTTAAAGCTTTTTCTAAGTGGGCATATCAAATGTTTAGTTAATGATTATAATTGCAAATACTGTAAAAAATATGGATATGCTTATTTCAAAAGCAGAACATTTATTAGATGAAGCAATTGAAAACAAAGACACATATCCAACTTTAGCAGATGCTTATTATGACGCATACCTTTGTATTAAGAAATCTATTCTAACTTTACACGATAATGTTGTTAAATTTATAAAAGAACAAACAACACAAGATAATGATTCAAGTGTTATATCTGTTATGAAAAAAATATGGAATTTTGAACACTCTTTATATGTTGAACATATGGATTATTTAGAAAGTAAAGAAGATAAGTATAAGAAGTTATAATTGTCTTCAATGGGAGTGAAAATCACTCCCATTTTTACATATATGGGGGACAATTTCTATTGTTCCCCTTTTTTAGTAGGAGTTAATATGAACTGTAAATATGATTATTACAAAGAAGAAGAAAAATACTGTCCTTATCTTTATTGTAAAATAGACGATAAGAGATGTATTTATTCAAAAAGATGTTTAAAAGTAGATAAATTCATTCCTATGGATGGAGATGTATGGAAGGAGTGTCCAAAGTATAATATGCAAATGCAAAAAGAAATCCCAAGCGGTGCTAATTTTGTTCAAACATATAGAAAAGATAAAAAAGGAAATATCGTTTTATATGTTGTAATGAATGATAAAGTTGAAAAAATTAATACGAAATTAAAAGAATTAAATCAAAATTATGTTTATGTTCAAGATGATTTGGAAGGTTATAATGTTTCATTAGTTCCATTTCCAAAGAAAACAATAACATACGCAAACAATACAGATATTGTTAATATGGAATATAAAGATAACGACATTACAGATGACATAATTATTGATGATGTTAAAGTTGAAAAATCAACAAAAAAGAAATCTTATAATAAGAAAAAAGTTGGATTGTTAGATGAAGAAAAAAAGGAATATAGTTCAAGGTGATATTTATATGGTCAACCTTGACGGAATAGATAGTGAACAACAAAATGTAAGACCAGTGGTTGTTGTAAGTGCTAATATAAGAAATAACAAAAGTCCAAATATATTTGTATTCCCTATAACTCACGCAACAAAAAAACAACAACCTTGTCATTACATTTTAAGTAATGACAAATATGATTTTTTTGTCTATAATAAAAATATAGTGCTTTGCGAAGAAGGTCGTTCTATTAGTAAAAAAAGACTGGAAAGATATCTTGGTACTATAGATGAATATGATGTTTTAGAGATATTAAAAATAAAAGAATATGTTTTTATCGAAAAATAATTATTGACTTTTCTTTCTTTTTATGTTATAATATAAAAAAATATAAAAGAAAGGAGGCTTCAAAGTGAAGAAGAAATCAAATAATTGGATAAGATTCATATTAATTTTTTCATTTTCTTTAATGTGTATTATGTGCTTTTTATATTATACAGTGAAATTTTATAATATAATTAGCGTAAATAAAGAATTTTTATTATGGATTTTATTTGGATTAGTTTTATTAATTACAATGATTCTTGGTATTATTAATTCTATTAAATTATGTAAGATTCAAAAAGAAAATTCACAATTAAAAGGAATAATCGAAGAATTAATAGAAAAGTCTGATTCACATTATTATTCTACTTTAGAATATATACAAAACAGTAGAGAAATTTCTTTAGATGTTTTAAATGAGCTTAGAGAAAAACCATAACAACTATAAAGAAAATAAAAATTGGTTTCGATTAAATAACTTTGATACAAATCAAGACTACGCTGAAAAAATATTAAAAAAATTTAATCTTCAAAAATATCACTTTGCTTATGACAAATATGGCAGTCTCTCTTTATTGGTAGAACAAAACTTAAAGAAATATAAAGTTGTTGTTGATGAAGCAGAAATGGTAGTAAAAATTTACAGATGTGATGTACATACAAGTTTTGGAAAATATACAAAAGAAAATATGACATTGAAGAAAAAATTTTCTAATGACTGTATATATAACAGTATTAAATGGATTTCTAAAAATAGTCAATTGTAAAAGGAGAATTAAAAACATAATATGGAATTATTGAAGGATATTATTATTGATTTTATACTTTTTAGTGGAATTGAAGGATTTATATTTTGCTTATTTTTTACAAAAATTTTTGATTGTAAAAAGTTTAAAATTTATCAATGGTTTTTATTAGCTTTTGGAAATTGTTTAATAAGTAAAATATTTCCACCAATAATATATCAATTGATAATGATAATTTGGATGTCTATATTATTATATTTATTTAAGTTTAAAAATAAATTATTGTATTGTTTTGGAGCTTCTGGTTTATCATTATTAATGTTTTTAATTCTTGAGGTTATTTATTCTATTTTATTAGAAAAAATTATGAATTTTGAATCGTTAAAATTATTTTTAACAGATTTTGAAATGATTAAATTGTTTATTTTTATTATTCCTTTAAGAATAATTGAAATAATAAATATTTTTATAATAAAGGAGATAAAAATGAAAGTTATTATCGGTGGCGTAGTTCGTAAGTAATCGAACTAATTAAGAGTTCTTGACAGTTCTCTCGTAAAAGAACTGTCTTTTTTAGTTGGAGAAAAAATTATGATAGAAAAAATTCAAGATTACATTATATTAAAAACTGAGAATCACGAATTAGCATATATCATTGCTTGTATAATTTATTTAGTTTTAACATTTGGCGGTCTTTTCCTTGTTGGTTATTTATTTGGATATTGGTGGCAAGTGTTGGTTATTGCTTTACTGATGTCTATAATGAGAATGTTTACAATGGGATTTCACGCACATACAAATGGGAAATGTTTTATAATAAGTTCTATATTAATTTTAATATATGCCATTTTAACGCATTATATGCCAATTTGGGCGGTTTTTATTTTATGTATGTATTCTTGTGTAGATATATATAAAAAAGCTCCTATTGAGCTAAATAATGATTTTAATGGCAAAGATAAGGACTGGCATTTTAAGGGTTCTATTATTTGTATGGTTGTTTATTTAGTAATTTCTCTTATATCATATTATTTTAAGTTATATGATTTGAGTAATTGCTTTTCGTTAAGTATATGCTTAGTTGATTTGTTATTATTTAAAAATGATAAAGAATATATATAAAGAGAGGTTATGAAAATGGAAGAATTGGAATTGGCACAAAGATTAGATTATCTTGAAAGAGATAAAATACCAACAATCGAAAAAGACATTAACGAAATAAAAATAGGATTAAGTGAAAATACTTTATTAACAAAACAATCAATTGAAAGTAGTGAGAAACTAGCAACTACTATGGATAATGTTAAAGATTGTATGACTGAAATGGCACAATCTTTAAAAGATAATAACAAAATTTCATCTGAATTAACACAAGCTGTTAGTACATTAAATCAAAAAGTAGAAGATACAAATTCTAGAATGGAAAGAAAATTTAATGAAGTAGATGAAAAAATAGAAAATGTTGATAAAAAATCTAAAGTCGATATATTATCTTGGATAAGAGATAATTGGTTTAAAGTTGTTTTAACCGTTGGAGCTTTAGGTTATATTATTACTCAAATAATATTAAGAACGGAGGGATAATATGATTTCTTTAGTAAAAGCCGATGGCGAAGATTCAGATAATGTATGTTGTTTTTTTGGAAAATCAACAGACGATAAAAGAACAATAACTCAAGAACATTTACAAAATGGTTCTATTTTTTATGAAATTGATACTGCAATACTTTATGTATATGATGCAGATGATGATACTTGGATTATACAATAAGGAGAAATTTAAATGGATATAGTTACATGGGCGATTTTAAATAATAAAATTAAACATATTACTGCTTCCGATATAAGTTATGATAATTCTCAAAGCTCTGGATTATTGTCTGATAATGTTAAAGACGCAATAGATGAATTATCAAAGCGTGGTGGTATGAAAAATGTAATTGTAGAATCTTTACCACCAATAGGAGAAGGTGGAGTCCTTTATTATGTCCTAAAAGAGTCTTCTGAAGTTCAAAATGTTTATGAAGAATATATATGGTTAGATGATATTCAAGATTATGAAAAAATTGGAGATACAGCAGTAGATTTAAGTGATTATGTTAAAGAAGAAGAACTTGCTACTGTTGCAAAAACTGGAGATTATAATGATTTAACAAATAAATTAGTTGTAGAAGCAAATACTGAAGGTGTTGCTAATGACGATTTAAAAAAATTACAAATAGGAAATGTATTTTATAATGTTGATGTTGTTCATATAAATACAGAAAACTATTGGAATAGTGTTCCAACCTTAATTTCAAAAGAAGGTCATGTTTATGTTTATACAGACCATTCTAAGGATGGGAATAAAAACATTCCAGCAGTAAAAATAGGAGATGGGGTGTCTTATTTAATAGATATGCCTTTTGTTGAATCTAATTATACTGCATTAAATGAGCATATAAAAAATAGCCAAATTCATATAACAGAAAATGAGAGACTTTTTTGGAATAATAAAGTAAGATGCAATGACTCTTCTTTAATTCAAGGTGGAGAAACATTGATTTTTACAATAAATTAAATATGATAATAAGGAGAAATGAATATGGCTGAAATAAGTAAAATTACATTACCAAATGGTAATACTTATGATATAAAAGATACTAATGCCAGAGATAGAATTTCTGCTCTTGAATCATTTACTACATATCTTGGAGTTACAACAACTCAATTAACAAATGGTTCTACTACTAATCCAATTGTAATTAATGGAGAAGAAATAACAGCTCAAAGTGGCAATATTGTTTTATATGGAAATAAAGAATTTATATTTGATGGAGTTCATTGGAATGAATTTGGTGATTTAAGTTCTTTAGGAACTTTAGCTTATAAAAATAGTGCAAGCGGAGATATTACTCCAGTAGGTTCTGTTAGTCAACCTACATTTACTGGAACTGCAATGACTTCTACTGGAAGTTTTAAACCAAAAGGAAATATTACAATAAGTAGTTCTGATTCTGGTAATGCTAATTATACTCCATCTGGTACGATTAGTCAACCAAGTTTTACTGGTAGTCAAATGACTTCAACTGGCAGCTTTACTCCAAATGGAAATGTTACAATTAGTGAAGGAAGTGGAACTGTTAATTATACTCCAGAAGGAACTTGTACTGGCGGTAATGTAACATTAAATACTACTACTGTTAATAGTATTACAAGTGTAGGTTCTTTACCAGAGTGTACTTTGCCAACTTATACTGTACAAAATGAAATATTAACAATAACTGCTGGTTCTTTTAATCAAGGAGAATTGCCACAAAAAGGAGCAAATCAAACTGTTGCAACTGGAGTTAAAGCTGTAACACAACCAACATTTAATGGAACTGGTACTCAATTAGTTGGTAGTTTTTCTGGAACTAGTGGAAGTGTTTCAGTAACTGGAACTCCAAGCGGAACTGTTAGTCAACCTTCTTTTACTGGAAATGGAGCTGTTTTAAGTGGTTCTTTTTCTGGTTTGGAAGAAAGTGTTTCTGTTAGTGGAACTCCTAGTGGTACTGTTAGTCAACCAAGTTTCACTGGTACTACAAGTACAGTTACTGTTACTTAATAAAATAATTGGAGGTATATTATGCCAAACATAAAACAAATAAAACTTCCAAGTGGAAATAGTTATGATATAAAAGATGCTAATGCATTACATACAGAAGATTTAAAATCAACTACAAAATCAACATTAGAAGCTGCTGATATGGGTAGTGATGTTGGAAAACAATATGCTGTTGGGCTTGATAAGAATGGAGATTTGTCTGTTAATGTTCCTTGGACAAATACAACATATACTGGAGTAAATGGAGTTTCTTTATCTGGTACTACTTTTAGTAATAGTGGTGTTAGAGATGTTTCTACTGGAACTGCAAACGGTACTATTAGTGTAAACAAGAATGGTACTTCTTCTGATGTTGCAGTAAAAGGTCTTAAAAATGCCGCTTATTCAGATATTGCAAATACTTATTCTGCTACTGGAACAGCTCCAGCTAGTGGTAAAGCAATAAAAAATGCTTTTGATACAATTGCTCCAATGATTTATCAAGGAACTTTAGGAGTTGGAGGAACAATTACTGATTTACCAACTGCTTCAAGTTCAAATAAAGGTTTTGTATATAATGTAATAACCGCTGGAACTTATAGTTCAAAAACAGCTATTGTTGGAGATGTTTTTATATCAAATGGTTCTGATTGGGTTTTAGTTCCTTCTGGAGATGAACCAACTGGTACTGTAACAAGTATTGCAACTGGAGTTGGTTTAACTGGTGGAACTATAACAACAAGTGGAACAATTAAAACAAAATTAAAAAGTGAAACGGCATCAACATTAGATTCTGCTGCTATGGGAGCTACAGCAAGTAGACAATATGCTGTTGGTGTTGATAAAAATGGATATTTAAGTGTAAATATTCCTTGGACTGATACAAATACAAAAGTAACTACTGTTGGAAATCACTATGCTCCAACAGCTGATGCAAATGCTGAGTTGTCTGTTGATGCTTCTGGTGGAAGTACTGCAACTTGGGATAGCACAAGTTTGGTTACTGGTATTAATTTGCAAAGAGATGGTAAGGGTCATGTTGTTGGTGTTACTGTTGATAGTATTAAAATGCCAGCAAATCCTAATGTAGATACTAAAGTTACTCAAACTGCTGACGACTCTACTAATAGTAATTTTGAAGTAATAATGTCGAATACTGCTGATAATACCACAAGAACTGAAGCAACAAGAAAAAGTTCAAAATTAAAATTTAATCCATCTACTGGAAATTTACAAGCTACACAACTTAATGGTGCTACTATTGGTTCTAGTCCTAAATTCACTGATACAGATACAAAGGTAACATCATCTGCAAATCACTATACTCCAGCTACTGTATCTGGACAAGATAAGTCAGCAAGTGCAAGTGGAGCTACTGCTGCTTGGGGAATAGATGTTGTTAAAGGAGTTACATTAAATACTGATGGAAAAGGTCATGTTACTGGAATTTCTGTTACAAGTGGAAAAGTTCCATCAGCTCCAACTGATACAAAAAACACAGCTGGTTCAACTGATACCAACTCAAAGATATTTTTAATTGGTGCTACTAGTCAAGCAGCTAATCCTCAAACATATTCAGATAATGAAGTGTATGCTACGAGCGGAGTATTGACAACAAAAAGTGTTCAAGTAGGTGGTACTGCTTGTACAATGGAGTATAACTCTACCACTCAAAGTTTAGATTTCGTATTCGCATAAGGGGGGTAATCATATGAGTTTAAGAGTGTGGTTACCTCTTAATGGTAATAATAAAAATCAAGGATTATTAAATATTAATCCTACTAATTTAGGTACTGTGTCATACTTAAATGATGGAAAAATAGGAAAATGTTTATCTGCTGGTATTTCTACACAAACAACAAATGGTATTAGTTATGATAATAATTTAGTAGATATATTAGGAACTAAATTTTCTTGTTCAATATGGGTTAGACCTTTAGGCAATCATGTTCATTATAATGGAACTTTTATAAGTTCTGGTAACTGGAATTCTAACTGTTGGTCTTTTGGTGTTAATCAAGATAATACTAAAGTTGATATTTTTAGTAAAAATTATAATAGATATATAGATTGTACAGTTCCAGTTAATCAATGGACACATCTTGTATGTACTTCCGATGATGGATTAGTAAAATTATATAAAAATGGAGAATATATAGGACAAAGGACTCAAAGTGCAACTCTCGATACTGATGCTACTAATTTTTGTGTTGGAAGAGAAACATATGCTAATGGTTATTTTAGTTTTAATGGAAATATAAATGATGTTCGTATATATGACCATGTTTTATCATTAAAAGAAGTAAAAGAGATTAGTAAAGGATTAGTTTGTCATTATAAATTAGATAGTAGATATTCCACAAATAATTTAATTATAAATGGACTTGGAGAAAATGGAGCTGAAAATTGGACAAGTAGTAATTATATCTCTACTACTGAAATTCCATCTGGTCATTCAGAAATAAAAGCTAGTTACTATAACAGTAATATGACTAAAGAATACATACCAATAAACCCAAATCATTCATATACAGTAAGTGCTTATTTAAAAACAACTGGTGCTACTACTGGAACAACTTATCCAAGTATTTATCCATATGATTATGATAAAAAATTTATAGCTTGTTATAATTCAACTATTGGATTTTCTAATGCATATAAAACAACATTAGCCCAACCACTTAAAAAAGGAGATACAAAAATATATGCAACTAATTTAAGTGCTTGGACTACAGCAGATACAAACTATTATTTTCACGTTGCAATATTTGGATATAAAGATAGTAGTGGATATGTTTATCCAGATATGGTTTATACTGCTGATTCTCCATCATTTGGTAGTAAAACTGATAAAAGTAATATAGATAAAACAAATAATATAATAACTCTTAAAGCACCATTTACTGGAGAATATAGACCAGCTGGAACAACAATATGCCAAGCTACAGAGGGTGCAACTTATTATTATCCTTTTGGTGGAGTTGCTCTTGCAAATATTCAAGACTGGACATTTAAAACAGCAACTTTTACCCCAAAAAATGATAGTAGATTAAAAGCTTGTAAATATGTAAAATGGCAAGCTTATAGTGGTGCTTATTATGCTGGTAATCAATTAATTGACAATGATGATAATTCTAATATAATTTATGATAGTAGTGGATATAATTATCATGCAGTTATTAATGGGGATATAACAATAACTCTAAATACGCCCAGAAATTCATTAGCAACTCATTTTACAAGTGGTTCATATATTAGATTAACAGATTTTTCCTCTGCTGATTTTGCAAATTCATATACATTTTCTTGGTGGGGTAAATTTACTCAAACTTCAAATCATATGATGTGGGGGTATTCAAATGGTAATAGATTAAATTTATATATGATGGGTGGAAATTTTTATTGGAATACTGGTGATGGTGGCGGAAATCCATTTAATGTTTCTGCTTCTACATATGCAGATAATATGTGGCATCATATGGCTGTTACTGGAGATGGAACTACTACGAAATTATATATAGATGGTGAATTTAAAAATAATGCTAAAACATATAAACCAATTACTGGAACAATTTTAGTATTAAATGGCTGGGACGCTGGAACTCAATATAAATTTAATGGTGATTTAAGTGATTTTCGTATATATGCAACAGCATTATCAGCAGAAGATGTAAAAGAATTATATCAAACATCAGCATCAATAGACAAAGATGGAAATATATTTGCATATGAGTTTAAGGAGGATTAGGTATGGGAATAAGTAAACAAGGTATTATTAGCATGAATGGTAGTCCTAATCCGAATTTAATGCCAAATTCATATATTATGCAACTAGGGACATCAAATCCAACTCAAGGAGTATGGAGATTAGCTGGAAGTAATAATATGACAAGAAGTAGAGTTTTAATTAGTAATGGAATGTATGGATTTCAAAATAGTGGAATACAGATTACTCCAAGTGGTGGTTATGATGATGCTTCTTGTTATGGTATAGATAATTTCCCAACAGATGCAAATGAAGATTATATTATTTCATTTTATGCTAGAATAATAGATGGGACTGAAGCATATGCTGGATATAATATTTATGCATCAACTATAATTGACGGTAGTCATACAAAAATTGATAGGAATTATAGAGTAACTCCATTAACAAAAGACTGGACAAGATGTTGGATTCATATAAAAACAAATACTTCAACTAGTAGAAATATTTTTATAGGTATAACCACTGGAAATACAGAAGTCACAACACAAATGTGCTTGGTGAAAATAGAAAAAGGGTCAGTATTAACTGCTTGGACTCCAAATGAAAATGATGATATATATGTTGGAAGTTCTGGATTTATAGAAAATAATGATATATGTAAAATACAAAAACAAGGGTATATTCAATCACCCGAATTTATAGAAATATAAGAAAGGAGGAAACATAATTGGCTCAATTAAATAGTTTAATAGTTACTGGGGACAGTAGATTTTTAAATGATATTAATGGTAATTTAAGAGGTAATGCTGATACTGCAACTACAGCAACAACTGCAACAAAAGCAACTCAAGATGAATCTGGAAACAATATAAAAGCAAGTTATGCTTCTTCTATAAGTATTTCAGACCATACAATAACTTTAAAAAATAAAAATGGAGCAAGTCTTGGAACTGTAACTGTTCCAGATAGCACTACTGATAATACAAAATTACCACTTGCTGGTGGTACAATGACTGGCACTTTAAATTGTAAAGCTAATGTTTATACTGATGCTTATACTGGTTCATTAAATATGGGTAATTCAAATATTTATGGTGTAAATTCTATTTATACTGCTGATGCTTCTGAAAGTGCTGGTGAAGGAATAAGTTTTTATAGAGATACAACTCATGTTGATACTTTATGGATGTCTGGTGGTGATTTATTGTTTGTACCAAATAGAGAATTAGGGGTATCAACATCAAAAGCAGATTCACAAAAAGTTGGTAGATTTACAACAAATCCAACAAGTGGTCAAATTGTTGTTACTGATGGAACTACTGGTGGAATGAAATCTACAACTCTTGCTACAACATCAATAGGTAGTGCAAGTGCTGGAACTGCAATTCCAGCAGACGATATAACGGCTTGGAGTGCTGGGACAATGACAACGACTTCTGTTAGTCAAGGAGTTTTAACCATAACAAATGGAACAAAACCCTCTTTGTCATATACAGCAAAAAGTATTCCAAATATAACTGTTTCAAGTAAATCAGTTGTTACTGGAATAAGTAATTAATTAATGAAAATTAATGAAAGGGAATGATTTATGAGTTATATAGGGAATGTTAAAGTTGACTCTGCTACTCACTTGGTAGGGTCAACTCTATATGGGACTTGTAACACTGCGGCTGGTACAAAAGAAAAAGCAGTTGTTTGTACTAACTTTGATAAATTATTAACTGGTGTTACAATTCACGTTAAATTTGATAATACAAATAGTATAGCCGACCCAACTTTAAATGTAAATAATACTGGGGCTAAAGCTATTAAAAGATATGGAACAACAGCTCCAAGTACAAGTGTTCAAACTTCTTGGTATGCTGGAGCTGTTATTAGTTTTACATACGATGGAACATATTGGATGATGGATGATTGGACTTATACTGCTGATGGTAATGATACTTCACAATTAAGAAGTTATTATTCTCATCCAACTGCTGGTGGAAATGGAATTAAACAATATAGTTTGTTTGCTAGATTAGCAGATGGAACTTATAGTAGTTTTACTACTAATTCTGGTACTGGAACTAAAACATTTGATACAACTAATTATTTTGATATTAATAAAATTTATTATGCTAATAGAAGTAGTGATTTAGCTTCTGGTTCTGTAATGGGTAATGACCAGATGTCTCAACAAATGAATTTGGTTGATTGTAGATATACTTTTAATGGTATAACTACTTCTAGTGGATTTACTGCTAATAAGCCAGTTTATTTGATGTTTTCATATGCTTCTGGTTATGTTCAAAGTGGAATTTATGCCGCAGATACTCTTAGTAATCATTATAAATTATATATAAAAGATAATAAAATATGGACACATGAACCATTTAGTGTTGTAACATATGAGGATATGAGCGATATAATTATTTTTGTTTTAATTGGCTTTGCATACGATTCGTATAGAATTAGTTTATTAGAACAAAATATTGCATATTTATATAATGGAGATTCTTTATTACCGTTTACAGAAAGAACAACTGCTGGATTTGGATGTATGATTATGGATGGAACTTCATATCAAATCGGAACTTGTGCCACAGCAGAAGGATTTATGAATTTTCCTATTGGGGCATATTCACATACTGAAGGAAGATGTTGTATTGCAAATGGTAATCAAGCTCATGCTGAAGGACTTAAATCAGTGGCTAGTGGAGATAATTCTCACGCAGAAGGAAATAATACTGTGGCACAAGCTATAGAATCACACGCTGAAGGCTCTGGAGCTGTCGCCTATGGAGCATATTCACACGCTGAAGGTTATGGTACTAGAACTAACGGACTTGGTTCTCACGCAGAAGGACATGGAGAACAATATTATGGATATACTAGTGGTAACTATTCTCATGTTGAAGGATATAACTGTGTTGCTAGTGGAGCAAATTCTCATGCTGAAGGATATTATACTGATTCTTATACTGATAATCAACACGTAGAAGGTAAATATAATATAGTTGATACTTCTGGAACTTATGCTCATATTATAGGTGGTGGAACAAGTAATAGTGATAGAAAAAATATATTTACTGTCTCTTGGGACGGAGATGTAACTGCTGGTAGAAGTACTGGTATTGAAAACTCAAATAAATTGGTTACTGGTGCAGATATTTATAGTGGTGGATTAGCTCCTTTGGATTATTCTATTACAGAACAAGCTACTGGTAAACACTGGATAGATGGTAAAGAAATTTATCAATTAACTGTAGACTTTGGATATATGCCAACAGCTCAGCATAGCAAAACTGCATATCTTATGTATAATACTACAACTTATATACCTATTGAAACCGTTGTAAATTATATACCAATGATAACAAAAGGTGATAATTTTATAATGAATTTTTATAGCGGTGCAAATGCTGATAATACTGGCTGTATGAATATTTATATAGCAAAAGCAAATCTTCAAAGTACACAGTGGTATATAACAACATATGCATATTCTGATAGAAGTTCATATAGACTATATTTAACTTTATGGTACACAAAAACATCTTAATAAAAAATAATAAAAACAAATGAAACAAATTATGAAATTATCAATAGGAATGCCTTGTTATAATTGTAAAAAACAATATTTCAATGGTACTTGTCCGTTTATAAAAATTCATAGTTTTAGAGACTTTATTTATAATTTATAAAAGGAGTGATAAAAATGAATAAAGAAGATATTATTAGAAAAATCACATCAAGAAAGTTTATTGGAGCTGTTGCTGCATTTGTAGTATCTTTACTTGTAATTCTTGGAGTAATTTCTGTTGATAAGAAAGAAGAAATCTATGCTTTAATTATGATGGGTGGAACTATTGTTGCTTATATTATTGGTGAAGGAATTACAGATATTGCACACGCAAAACAACCAATTGAAGAAATTGAATATGAAGATGGTGATGAACAATGAAAAGCGGAATAGATATTTCTCGTTGGCAAAAAGGATTTAATTTACAAAACGCTATTAATGAAGGTTTTAATATTGTAATTCTTAAAGCTGGCGGAGCTGATTGTGGCAGATATAAAGATGGTTCTTTTGATAGTTTCTATCAACAAGCAAAATCTTTAAATATGCCAATCGGTTCTTATTATTTTGGACAAGCTTTTTCAGTTGACCAAGCAAAATCAGAAGCTAATCACTTTATTAGTCTTTTACAAGGTAAGGATATTAAAAATGTTTATTACGATGTAGAAGCTAAAATGTTAAACCAAGGTTATACCCACTTAACAGACATTATTCTTGCGTTTATTAATACAATGACGAGTGCTGGATATAATTGTGGTGTTTATACTTCTGAATCACACTTTAATAATAGGTTTAATGATTCTATAATTAACTGTCCACACTGGGTTGCTAGATATTCTAAAACTGCTCCTAAATTAAAGAGTGGTAAGACTGTTGATATTTGGCAATATGGCGGAAGTGTAAATTATATTCGTAATGCTAAAATTGCTGGTACAACTGTAGACCAAGATTATTTCTATACAGATTTCACTAATGAACCAGTTATTGGTATTAATGAAATTTATAAAAAGTCCGTTTCTCAATTAGCTGAAGAAGTATTACAAGGCGTTTATGGAAATGGAGAAGATAGAAAACTTAATCTTGGTGCAAGATACAAAGAAGTTCAAGCAGAAGTTGATAGACTTCTAAAAGAAAGACAAAAAGAACAAAGTACAAAAGCTAAAACAATTGACCAATTAGCAATTGAAGTTTTGGCTGGAGTTTATGGAAATGGCATCACAAGGAGATTAAAGCTTGGTAGTTTATATGCACAAGTTCAAAAGAGAGTTGATGAATTAGTCGCTGAAAGAAAGACTAAAGATAAAACTTATGTTGTTGTTAAAGGAGATACTTTAACTAAAATCGCAAAGAAGTTTAACACAACTGTTGATAGATTAGTTAAGGCTAATAATATTAAGAATAAAAATATAATTAATATTGGACAAGAACTAATCATTAGATGATGAAAAGGGGAAAGTTATTATGTTGATAGGACATACGACTTTCCCCATTTTTTAGTACATATACAATAAAGGAGATAAAATTATGAAATTAAGAGATAAAAGATTTTTAACAAGTGATGAATTAACTTATGTAATTAATGGTGTTGAGAATGGAACTGATGAGTTTTCTAAAGAAATCTTAAAGGTTGCATTAGTTGCTCAAATCGTTATCGAAGATGTTAATTGGGACAAATATGAAACTTGTAATGACATTTACGATGCTGTAATGGAAGAAGAATCTAAAGAAAATGGTTTTTGTTTAGCTATTGATATTGAAAACTATTATGAAATTGATGAAATTCTTAGGAGAGAACATAGTGTTGAGAAAACTGTTGAAAGATTCTTGGATGGATTAAATAAGAAGATTGACGAATATGCAAAGAGGGTTGATGTTAGTCAATTGGAAGGGCTTTTAAATGAATTAAAGAATTTAGAAGTTGAGAATGAAGAAGCTAAAGAGATTGTTGTTGAAGAATAATGACAATTAAAGGGGATGATTAAATGGCTAGTTTTCACGGAAAACAAGTATTTAAATATGAAGGAGAATTAGAAAAAGAACTTAGAAGAAAATTAGAAGAAGTTCAAAAAGCAACCCTTGAAAAAGTATATCAAGAACTTATAAGATATATAAAGAAAAATGTGTATGGAGTTCCTCCAGAAGAAAGAGATGACCCATTTTATAAAAGAACAAGAACATTATTAGATATTTGGAAAATAAGTGATAAAGTTTATTATCACGGTGGAGTATATGGTGGTGTTTATGGTGGAATTGAAGTTGATAATGATAAATTTGAAACTCATCAAAATGAAGCATTGTGGCAACACGCAAGTCCAATATATCCAGATATAAGTGCTACTGATTATGTTAATATAGTAAATAATGGTGTTGATATGATTGAGGGCACTAATAAACATAGTGTTTTTGGAGCACAAGAAGCAAAACCTTTTTGGGATGAATTTCTTGAATTAATGGATGATAAATATTCTGATTTATTTATTAAAACAGCAAAAGAAATGGGTCTTCAATTAGATGGAACTTATTATAATGAACCAAGAGAAAGAAGAGCTGGAAAAGTTGCTAGAGAAGGAAGAAGCTCTATTAGAAAGAATAGTTATACTTTAAATAATCCTTCTAGGAGTGTTATTACTGGAGTAAGTAAAGGCGAATGGATTTAATTAAACAAAAGGAGAATTAATTATGATTGGAATAGGCTTAGATGCTTCCACTAGTTGCATCGGATGGTCTGTTTTTAATAATGATAAATTGGTTAATCATGGAATGATTAAAACAGAATCATCTATGGATAGTTGGAGAGATAGAATACAATTTTTTATTCCTAAATTACAAGAATTAATAAATAAATACCACCCATCTATCTTTGTTGTCGAAGATGTTCCTCTTATAAATAAACAAATGATTACCCTTGTACAGTTGGGTGCTGTGCAAGGGATGTTATTAAGTATTTGTGAACAAAATAATATTGAAATAAAATTTGTTCATGTCAATACTTGGAGAAAAGATATTGGAATATCTGATGGAGATAAAAACAGAGATAATAAGAAAATTAGGTCGATTGAAAAAGCAAATGAAATATTTAATTTAGAATTACCTTGTGTATTCACTAAATTTGGTAATTATAATGCTCTTAAATCGGCAGATGATGAAGCAGATGCCATATTAGTATATGCATCTACTTTAGATAAATATAGAGTTAAAAGAGGGGTAGGAAGGAGGTAATCTTAAGTGGCTGAAAATCAATATAATGTTATAGTTGGAGCTCAAACAGACCTTACTGGTTTTTCTAAATCATTAAATTCACAATTAAGAAGTTTAGAAAAAGATGCTAAAATAGATGTAAGAGTGCAAACTGACGAAAAAGCATTAAAAAAATTACACGAAAATTATAAATTAGTTGGTGATGATTTTAAGAAAATAAGACAAGATATTAAAACAACATTCACATATATAGATACAAATGGAGTTCGCAGAAGTGTAGATAAAGTAACAGAAACATTTAAAAATGCTTCTGGTGAAGTTCAAAAATTAGAAACATATATCGCTCATTATGGAAATGTAACTAAAATTCTTGATTCTAAAGTTACTTCTTCATCAAAAATATTTGAAGGATATAATAAAACACTTAAAAACACAAAAGCAAGTTTACAAGAAATAGAAAAATATTCTCATACCTTTATGAATCAAAATGGAGAAAAAGTTACTGAAACTTTTTCCATAAATAATAATGGTGAAGAAATTAAAAGACTAACTTATTTATATGAAGAATTAGGTGTAACTAAAAAAAGAATAACCGAACAAACAAAAGATGAGAATGGTGTTTGGGGAGAAGAAAAGCAGTTATTAAATGAAGTAACTATAAATGAAATTGAATTAATTAATGCAAAAAATAAAGAAAAACAAGCGGCAGAAGAAGCAATAAAAAAAGAAGAAGCTGAAGCTGAAGCAATTAGAAAAAAAAATGAAGAATTGAGTAGAAGTACTATTTTATATGAAGAAAATAGTAAATTTCGTGATTCTCAAGGAAATATAGTTACAAATAGAATAACTACAAATGAACTCGGAGAAACATATAATAATCAAACAATAGAATTTTATGATACTTTAGGTAGATTAATTCAAGATACCACAAGATGGAAACAACTTGAAACTGGAGAATGGGTAAGAGCTGGAAATACAACAAGAAAAGTTTTAGATGACCAAATAGCAAAAGAAGAAGAAGCGGCAAGGGCATTAAAAGACGCAAATAAAGCTCATGAAGACTCAATAAGAAAAAAACAAGAAACTGAAGCAAAAGCAACAGCTGAATTACAAAAAAGAATTACTGCTGTAAATACTTATAAAGGTAAAGAAAAAGAAGTTTATGATTTAAGAGATAAGACAATTCACAAGCTTCAATCAGAAGTAAAAGAAACTACAAATGCTAATAATGAAATGACGAGAGTCACAACAACAACTGATAAGTTTATTGACTCTCAAGGTATGTTAAATACTAAAGTTACAGAAGCAACTGAAAAATTTAAAATTGTTGATGGACAGCTTAAAAAAGTTGGAGACACATTAGAAAAAACAACTACAAATGTAGAAAAATCAAAAACTGGTTTAAATCAACTTGGTCAAAGTTTTTCTGATATTATAGTTAAAGTTGCTAAGTTTTATCTTGCTAGTTTACCTATTAGAGCAATGCAAACCGCAATTACTTCTGCTATACAATCTGTAAAAGATTTTGATAGTGCATTAACAGAATTTAAAAAAGTTAGTGATTTATCTGGCGAAAGTCTTGAGGGTTATACAGAAAAACTTGAAAGATTAGGAAAATTAACTGCTCGTACAAGAACAGAAATGGTTGAATTAGCTACAGAATTTAAACGAAGTGGTTTTAGTGATAGTGATGCTGCTACTTTAGCACAAGTTGGCTCTTTATATCAAAATATTGCAGATGAAGAATTATCTGCTTCTGATGCAGCTTCTGTTTTAATTTCACAAATTAAAGCTTTTAATTTTGAAGCAGAAGATGCAGAACACGTTATTGATGCGGTAAATGAAGTAGCAAATAGAAATGCCGTTTCTTCTGGCGACATTGGTAGAGGTTTAACTCAAGCTGGTGCTGCATTGAGCACTTATGGTAATACTTTTGAACAAACTATTGGCTTAGTTACTGCTGGTACTGAAATTTTTCAAAATCGTAGTCAACAAGTTGCGAGAGGTTTGAATACTGTAGCTTCTCGTATAGCTAAAAATGAAAAAGCTTTAAAACAATATGGAGTTGAAGTTTATGACCAAGCAACTGGAGATTTAAGGTCAACTTATGATATATTAAAAGACTTATCTCAAGGAGCTGAAGGAGTAACAAAAACTTGGGAACAAATGTCTAAAGCAGAACAAGTTGCTTTAGGTACTACACTAGCTGGTTATTGATTAGCCAGAGACAGATTTAATAATCGGGAAAGACGAAGTGGTGTTCGTAACTGTTTAATTAACGGTTGCCTAAGAGCTTTATATACTAAATTATAATAGTAATATTATAATGGCTTAGAGTAATTAACTAAGGTATAGTAACAAGTATAAAGATATATGGTCAATCCGATGCATAGTGTCCTTTGAAATAAGGATAATGCACAAACGACTATCGAAAGCAGTCAATTTAGTATTGACAAATGTAACTAATTATGATATAATTAGAATAAGGTATTGAATACACGAAGCGAGTAGAGTACACAGAATTGCTTACTGTGGAAAGAATCTGCGTATGTTTTTATAACATATAAAATATAGTCTAATCTCATACGAAAATATGAGTTAAAATATTGTTGATTAAATTAAAAGGAATTAAGATGAAAGAAGAAATAATAAATAAATTTTTACAAAAAGGATTATTCTTAATTAATCCAGATGAAGAATATATAAATAATCGTAAGAAAATAGAATGTTATGATAAAGACGGATATAAATATCTTTTATCTGTTGGAGACATTTCTGATAAGCGAACAAAAAAATTTAAAAGAGTTTTAAAAGAAAATAAATTTTCTATATATAATATTGAATTATATATAAAATTAAATGGATATAAAACAAAAATTTTATCTGATACTTATAATAAAAATATTGATGAATTGTTGTGTTTATGTGAATGTGGTAAATTGTTTAAAACAACTTGGAATCATATTAATTGTGCAAATAAATTTACTTGTACGGAGTGTGGAATTAAAAAAAGAGCAGATAAAAGAAAAATTTCTATAGAAAATATGAAAGAATTATGTTTAAAACATAATTTAGAATTAGTGGAAAATGAATACATTGATAGTAAAAATATTGTTGTAAAAGATAAAGATGGATATTTTTATAGAACAACAATAATCACAATTAGAAACAATGGAAAAATGTGTAAATTTCATAAGTTAAACCCTCACACATTAGAAAATATGAAGTTATTTATTAAATTAAATAATCTTCCAATTTCTATTGATGACAACGACTTTAATGACGAAAATTTTTCTGTTCGCAATACATATATTCCTATTTATTGTTCTGAGTGTGGAAATACATTTAATGCAACTTGGAGTCAAATCACATTAAATAAAAGATATAGATGTGAAGATTGTTCTAAAAAACAATCATATTTGTCTGTTACTGTAGAAGATTATTTAAAAGAAAAAAATATTAAATACGAAAAAGAATACCGTTTTAATGAATGTAAAGACAAAAGGTGTCTTCCTTTTGATTTTTATCTAAATGATTATAATACTGTAATAGAGGTTCAAGGGGAACAACATTATTATGAAAATGATATGTTTAGTCAAACTCTTGAAGAAAGAAAAGAAATAGACAAAATAAAAAAAGATTATTGCTTAAACAATAATATAATATATATAGAAATTCCTTTTTCAAAAATAAGAAAAAATGAAAAATATAAAGAAATAATCAACAATATTTTAAGTTAAAACTAGCAATTTTAACTAATAAAAATGGTGAACCAGTACAAGGTATTTTCTGCCGTTATGACTAACTTTGATACTGCTGTCAAAGCTTCTGGAGAAGCATTAAATAGTCAAGGTTCTGCTTTAAAAGAAAATGAAAAATATATGGAATCTATTAAGGCTAAAGCACAAGCAGTAAAAAATGAACTTCAAGAAATGGTATTAAAAAGTAATTTAGATAAATTAATTAAATTATTTTTAACTATATCTGAAAATGTATTAAAAGTTCAAAATGCGCTTGGTGGATTACCACCAATTTTAGCTCTTATTGGTAGTTCTTTATTGACATTTAATATTGATAAGATATTAGTTTCTTTTACTAAATTATCTTCTGTTTTTAAAAATTTTAAGAATTTTTCTGGAATATTTAAAAATTTAGGTAATAGTATAAGAACAGTTGCAAATGCAACAGATAAAGCTTCAATGTCAACAAAAGAATATGAAATAGCAGTTCAATCTTTACAAACCGCTATGAGTTTATTAACAATAGCAATAACTATAGCAGTTTCTGTTATTTCTTCATATATAGCAAAAGAAGAAGAAAAAAGACAAGAATATTTAGAATTATTATCTACTTTTTCTGATTATATTAAAACTACTGATGAAGTATTAGAACAATTAAAAGATGAAAAGATAAGTAGAGAACAATTAGATTCTATAATTAATAATAATTTTGATTCATATGATGCTGAAATTTTAAAGTTATTAGATGTAAATGATGCAAGAGAAAAAGCCATTGAATTGTTAGAAAGAGAAAAACAATTAAGAGTAGATAAATTAAAAAACGAAGGAATGGCTGAATATGAACAAGCATTAGAAAGAAAAAATAGAGATATAACCACTGGTAGTGGAAGTGCTGTATATTGGAAAATGGTTGCGTCTGCTCCACTTGATGCATTTGATAAAAATACTCAAAATATAAGTACTGAAGAGTTATATGAAAATCTTACAAAAAAGAAACAAGAATATATAAACTATAGACAAAAATATGATGTTGGAAGTTCTGAATATAAAGAAATTACAAGAACAATAAAATCATATGAAAGTACTCTTAAAACATTAGGCGACTTAATGGAAGAAGATAATAAGATTATAAGTAATATGGAAAATAATCTTTTATCTATTGGTGAAGCATATGATTATGATACTTCTCAAGTTATTAAATTATCTGATGCGATATCTAAAGGAAAAAACGGCGGAAATAATAGCTTTGTAGATTCAATAAATGAAGATTTAAAATCATTACAAGATGTTTTTGATATAACAGATGAACAAGTAGAACAAATTAAAGAAAAATTATTTGAAGAATCTTCAAGTGGAAATGAAGAAGCAACGATATTTTCTGTTTTTAATGAATTATTTCCAGAGCTTGCTAGTGGAGCTGAAAATACATCTGAATCTTTAGATGGATTAAAAGATAGTGTAAATGCAACAAGCGAAGAAATAGAAAGAGCAGAAGATTTATTAGCAGAATTAGGAATAACAGAAAAAAATTTTGAAAAAGAAATAGGAATGTCTTCTGTTGAATTATTACGACAAGCTGATGCTTGGAATATAAGTGGAAGTGCTTTATATAATTATTTAGTTGGATTAAAAACATTTGATGAAAGTATGGATAACATACAATCAAGTTATGAAACACTTCAATCAGCAATAGATGAATATAATTCAACTCAAGGTTTTTCTATTGATACAATGCAGACATTATTAAAGATGTCTCCAGAATATATTACAATATTAAATGATGCTCTTAACGGTAATAAATCATTAAAAGATTCAATAACTGAAAAAGTTAAAGCACAAGCATTAGAAGCAAAACAAAAAATTTATAATATGGCTATAGATAGACTTCATAATTTATTAACTGAAGAAAATTCTGAAGCCAATAGAAATAATGCAAAAACATTTTCTGATTCTGTTACTGATATTGACGCTCAAACTGGAGCATTAAAAGCTAATTCTGAAGCTTATATTAAAAATACCTTACTTAAACAAGCAGAGACACAAGGTAAGAAAAAAGAAGCTGAGCAAATTGTTAAAGAAATGGAAGAACAAATTTCCATTATTGATAAAGCAATGCTTTCTCTTGGTACAGATTTTTCTTCTACAATGAGTTCTAATTCTAAATCTACTAAAAGTGCTAATTCTGCTCTTAAAGAACAAAATCAACTTCTTAAGGAACAAAAACAACTTCTTGAAGAAAAAAAGAAACAATATGATACTGTTGTTTCTTATATTAAAAAGAAAATTCAAGATGAAATTAAGAAGATTGAAAAAGAAAAGAAAGCTCAAGTTGATGCTATTAAGGAACAAATTAATGCTCTTAAAGACCTTAAAGAAGAAGAGACAGATAGAATTGATGAACAAATTCAAGCTCTTAAAGACCAGAAATCTGTTGAACAAGAATTTTGGCAATCAAAGATTGATGCTCTTAAAGAACAAAACGAAGCTCTTGAAGAACAACTTGAATACGAACAATTGCTTGAAGATTTAGCTAAAGCAAAATCTAAACGAATTCGTGTTTATAAAGAAGGACAAGGTTTTGTTTATACTGAAGATGGTAACGAAGTTGATAAAGCTCAAGCCAAAATAGAAGAATATGAAAGAAAGAAATCATATGAAGACCAACTTGAATTACTTGAATCATATAAGAAATCTTCTGAAAAGAATTACGAAGAACAAATCAAAGCTCTTGAAAAATTAAAAGATGAAAAAGAGAAAAATTATGATGAACAAATTAAAGCATTAGAGAAACATCAAAAAGAAATTGAAGATGCTTATGATGCTCAAATTGCTTATTTCCAAGGTTATCTTGATAAGTTTACAGAACAAACAGATGCTTATGAAAATGAGACAAATAGACAATTAGCAATTCAATTAACTGGTATTGATTTTGAGCAACAAGGATGGCAAAAGAGATTAGATAATCTTGCTAATTTTGTTGAAAAATATAATGCTTTATTAGGAGATATTCATACTCTTGATACTGGTGGTACTGTAGATACTTCGTCTTCTGGCGGAAATAATTCTAATAATAATAATAACAATAACAATAATAATAATAACAATAAAAATAATAATAATAATAATTCTAATAATAATAAAACATTACAAGCTAACATTAACAGTGCCGTTAAATCTGGTATGCCAACTTCTGCTGCTCGTTCATATGGAATGACTATGACAGCAGAAAAAAAAGATGCTGACTGGTATGCTAAAAATTATGGTGGAAGAAGACCTTCTGGTGATTCATCCATTTCAGAAGATGGTATGTATCTTGTCGGTGATTCACCAAATCAAGAACTTGTAATTGGTTCTAAGCTTAATGGTTCTTTAATGAGTCTTTCTGAAGGAAGTGGTGTTGTTAATGCTACTTCAACAAGAACATTGGCTGGAGTATTAAATCAACTTGGTTTAGCTGGAAATCAAGGAATTAATATGTCTAATAGTCAAAATAAGAGTACTAATATTCAAATAGGAAATATTAGTCTTCCTAGTGTTCAAAACGGAAAAGATTTCGTTGATTATTTACAAAATTTCAGTCTGCAAATGACTCAAGAAGCATTTGCTTAATATAAATTAGTGTGGCTTTGAGTGGGCATATCCACTTGGGGTTGCACTAATTGTACATAAAATAAAATGGAAAAGGAGGAATAAAATTGGATAAATATACAAATGCCGTTGAACAATTAAAATATGGTATCAAAGATTATGTCAATAAAAAACTTGACGATATTACTTGTGATAAAACATATAGTGCATTAGTTGTAAACAAATCTAATGATGGATATGATATTGTACTGAATGGCGTTAAATATAATAAAATAAAAACAATAGGTGGATATTGTAATATTAATGAAATTGTAAAAGTTTTAGTTCCACAAAATAATTATAATAATATGTTCATATTGAAATCATTAGATGATGATGAAATTGAAAAATATTATAATTATACAAATGAAAATGATATTACAATTAGTATAAATGAATTTACAGAAGTTTTTAGTACAAGCTTTTTAACTAATTATAATGCAAGAATTAAAATAGATATGGAGTTTTTACTTAATAGTTTATCTTTTGATAATACCTATACTGGATTTGAAGTACATTATTATGTAAACAACGAATTGATTGAAGATAGAATTCCAAAGGGAAGATTATATGATGGAGATAATATTGTAAGATTAATGTATATTATTTCTGATAATCCAAGTGGAAATATAGATTTTAGAGTTGAAATAAAAGCTATAAATGGAACTATTCAATTAAATGCAAAACAAGAACTTATTGATGTAAATGGTACTGGATTACTTAATAGAGTACTTTGGAATGGTCTTATTGATATTTATGAAGAAGTTGATTATATTATTCCTCTTAATCCAGAAATTATTCCTTGCATTGATGCTTTAGATTTGAATATAATAAGAAAGCCAATTGCAAAAGACTTAACTTGGGGAGAAGCAAGTGCTTTTAATTGGCAAGAAATGAAAGATAACTTTTATTGGAAATAATAAAGAAAGGAAAATGATATGGCAACATATACAACTAATTTTAATTTAGAAAAACCAGCTCAAAATGAAGCGGTTGATGTTGATGTATTAAATAGTAATTCCGACATTATTGATGATAATTTAGGGCAAGCAAGACAACTTGCCCTAAACATTGGTTATGGATATAATAACGCTGTTCCATACTTTGTTGGTGATTACTGTGTTTATCAAAATAAATTATATAAATGTATTCAAAATATTTTAACACCAGAAGATTTTGATGAAACAAAGTGGCAACAATGTACTCTTGGTGGAGAATTACAAAATATAAAAGGTAATACAGATGATAATGTTACTGATGTTTTAGTAAAATTAAAAATTGGAGAAAAGGTTTATAAGATTTGTGATTTTGCTAACAAAAATTTGGCAAATGAATATTCTGCATCAAGAACTTATGAAGTTGGTGATTATGTAATTTATGAAGATGATTTATATAAATGTATTACGGCTGTAAGTACGGCTGAACCATTTGATTCTAATAAATGGGATGAATGTTTAGTTACTGATGAACTTGGTTCTGGTGGTGGTGGTGGTAATGCAGACATTGTTCATTTAACTCAAGCAGAATACGATGCTTTACCATATAGCAAGTTAACTGACGATAAGGTTTATATGATTACTGATACTAATGGTGATGGAAGTCAATTTCAGCCAGTAATTTATAGTGAAAATGAAAGAGAAATTGGTGTATGGACAGATGGAAAACCATTGTATGAGATAACTATAGACTGTGGAGAATTACCAAATAACACAAGCAAAAACATAACCACCCCGACTAATATTGAACATTTAATTGATGCTTTTGGTTGTGTCACAGATTATGATGGTAATGATAGAGTAATGCCATTTGCTGGTGGTGGTTCTAATGATGTTAGAGTTGATTTGTCAGATGGTAATTTAAGAATTATGACTTTTGCCGCTTGGGTAGGTTATTATGCTTTTGTAACAGTACGATACACCAAAACCACAGATACCGCTGGTTCTGGTACTTGGACACCTCAAGGAGTACCAGCAGTTCATTATAGTACAGATGAAAAGGTGGTTGGTACTTGGATTGATGGAAGTACTTTATATGAAAAAACTGTTATAGCAAGTATTTCAGATGTAAACTCGCATGAATATTCAGATAATGATTTAAGTAATTCAGATATGGCTATGATAATTGACGGATATTATATCTTGACTGATAATTTTATTAAAGTGCCTTTAAATCAGTGGGAGAGTTCTACTTATTATACAAGAGCAGGTTTTAGAAGTGATAAAACGATTTATTTATATGCGAATGGTTATTCAGTTACTGGGAATGCTTATATTACAGTAAGATATACTAAATCCTCACAAGGAGGTAATTGATTATGGGAAAAATAATTAGTAATGGAATAGAATATGGTGGAATGACTAATATAAATGGAGTGTTTATTGATACTAATAATGTTATTATATCACTTACAGAATATAAACCATCAATGACATATACAGCAACGGAAGACTGTTATGTTGTTCTTTATACAGTATTTGGAAGTAATACAACAATATATATTAATAGTGAAATTGTTGGTAATTTTGACGGAAGTGGTAATCTTGGTATAACAAATAATTTTTATTTAAAAAAAGGACAAACTATTTCTGTTGCTAATGCATCTAGTTCGTATAATAGTTATTATATAGTTTATGGTGTACAACAAGGTTCTACTAGTCAAGGCTCAAGTGGTGGAATTGACTATTCAACTACAGAGCAAAAGACTGGACAAAAGTGGATTAACGGGAAAGATATTTATCAAACAACAGTTCATCTTGAAAGTGGAGATTTTACAATAGGTGGAAGAACTGACGGTATATCAAACGGACTTTCAAATGTTGAAACAATAATTACTAAAGAAGCTATAGGAATTCATAGCAATGGCTCTGGAACTGCATATTTTAGTAATTATTTTGCAACAAGTGATGATTATGTATGTCAAATTTTTGATATTGGAGCTACTGCATTTTCTATATATGTAGGTCGTGGATTTAGCACTATGACAGATATATATGTAACATTTCAATATACAAAATCCACCATATAAAATAAAGGAGAACAATTATGGCAAATGTAATAATGACTAGCAATGAATTTGTTCAAAGACTTAAAATTATGGCTAATGAACCAAGTTTTTATTCAAATAAATATCCATTTAATGTTGGTATGGTTTGTCCTCCTAAATCAACGACAATATTTAAAAGTTTTGATGGAGTAACAAGAACAAATATAAATAAAAAATCAACAATTGCCGTTTCTGCGGATTGTTGGAATTTAATTAAAATTATATTAAATGGTTATGATGTTAATAATCATGCTGTTGGATATTATCAAAAAAATTTATCCAATACTGAAGATGTTGACGGTAAAGGATTATTAAAACAATGTACTGATGTTTCATCTGATTTTACAAAACTTAAAATCGGAGAGCCAAGATATTTATATCTTAAAGGTTCTAAAGTAGACCATGCTGGTGCTTATATTGGAGAAATTATAACAATTAATGGTCGTCAATATAATGTAATAGAAAGTACTTCTTCTTGGGAGTCTAAAATTTTATATTCTTGGATTGATTCAGATGGAACTCGTAGAAGATGGAAAGGTGGAGAAACAAATGGAAAGTGGACAAAACACGGTCTTATGACTCCTTGGATTAAATATGAAAATATTCCTACTCCAACACCACAACCAACTCCACCAACACCACAACCATCAGCTCCTTGCAATGGTTGTATGCCATTAATTAAAAAAGGTAGTAAAGGAAATGCTGTTAAGATTTGGCAAACGATTTTAGTTTGTAATGGTTATAAAATCGCCATTGACTCAGATTTTGGTCAAGCAACCGATAAGAGTACAAAAGATTTCCAAAAGAAAAAATTAGGAGTAGATTCTGATGGTATTGTTGGTAAAAATACTTGGTACTATGGATTTAAAAGCATTAAATAAACTTGGAGGTGATATTTTTGTTAAAAGGTAAGACGAAAATAGAACTTACAGATACTAGAAATGGAAATGTTAGAACATATGAAGATACAAATATGTTTACAAATGGAGTGCAAAAAATTGTAAGTTATACTGGAATATTAGATAATAATAAATTTAGTAAAGATATGGCTTATATAGAAAAAGACCCAAATGTTTATTTATATAAAGATGGGGTTCTTTTATCTACTGTTACTGCAAATGGATTTGTTAATAGAGATAAATTTTTAATTGGAACTGTTAATCAAGGTGCTGGTACTAGTACAAATATAACATATCCTATATTGATAAATAATGGATTTAATAATTATGATTATATAAAAGTAATAGGAAAACATAGGTGTAGTGGTTCTCAAAATACTTCGATTAGTATAGATATAAAATCACAAGATGGCAGTTTAGAACCAATTGAAATTATTTCGTTACCTTGTCAATTAGATGGAGAAGAAAAGCCATTTGATATTGAAATAGATACAAGTTCTGTTATTAATTCAAATGGAGCTATTTACTTTTATTATTCTGTTAATAATGCAGCTGGAAGTACTGTTGCTACGGCAGAAGTAAAAATTTCTAGAATTGTTGGACATAAAAAAAATAGCGGAACTCAAGAAGAAAGAAATAATGGAGTGCTTTCTGATGGTAAATATCCTACAATAGACTATTTTACTGGTGGATTAATGTTATTTTCTGATTATGTTAATGAAGATGCAAATCAATTAACAATTCCACAAAATAATACAATAACTGGAAGAGCTTGTTTGGAGAATAATCAATCAACAAAAACTGCAAAAAATGGAAGTTATGCTGGTGGAGAATTTTTAAGCGCAAAATCTTTTAGACAAATATGGGATTTTAATGAAGACCAATCAAATGGAACTATTTCTTGTGTTTCTTTAACAACACCACTTGGAGCTGTTAAAGCACCAATAGAAAACGATGATAATAATATTTCATATGGAGATAATTATCCTTATAATGATATTATATGGGGTTCTGAATCTGATGGTGATGGAAATTCTAGCAATACTATGTTATCTAGATTTTATAAAAAAGACCCATTTGTTGTAAATGAAGATGAAGACGATTATGTTCAGCCAAGGTCACATTTTAAGGATGATATTGTTTTGATTGATGAAGCTAACAATTGTTATTATGCTTTGGGAAACATTACAAATAATACTTTAAATGTTGATACAGATAGAAGATGGGATATTATTAATGAAAGAAAGTTAAAATTAAATAAATATAGAATTCCTTTTAATAATTTTAGTATTTTTGATAATAGAACAAATTTATCAAAACATTCACAATTAATTGGAACTGTTGAATTAAATTTTCCACAAGAAATAGAAATGACATTAAATTCATCTCCAGTATTGCAAACATTTTTTGATATCATATTTACAAATGATGATAATTATTTGTATATTATGTTTTTTACTCATTCGACATCTGTAAGGTCTAATTTTAAAGATATAAATTGCACAATTAATTCAGATTATAGCGGTACTGCTGGAGAAAGATTTTGTTATTTATTTAAATTTGATTTGGTAAATTTTGAATGTGTTAAATATTGGGAATTAAGTCATAATTCTTATGTAAACAATTTCCCAGTTTATATTTATTCTTGGAGAAGTTCTTTCTTAGGAAGTGAATATGATTTTAAGAAGAAAAATGGAGAAGCTGGTCAATATATTTATTTAACAAATATTAGAAATGGGATTTCTGATTTAACAGTATTTAATGATAAACTTTATTTCTTTGGTAAAGTTCCAGATGAAGATATTCGTTCTGGTCAACAAAAAGATGTTTTCTTGTATTGTTATGATTTAGATAATCATTGGTTAGAAAAGGTTAAATTTGATAATGAACCAATTAAGTTTGAAGAAAGAGATTATCTTTATGATGGAAGAGAAGATATAAGTGTATTACACGGAAATTATGGAACTGAAGGACAACATGGAGTTTTTGAAGATTGTAAATTTTCTTTAATTAACCCAGCTGTTTCTATGGTAAATGGAAAAGATTGTATTTATATTACAATGTTATGTAATGGAAAAACTTTTGTAGTAAATAATAATAATCATTTAGAGGGTATTGAAGAAGTTGCATACTTAAAGTTTAATGATAAAACAAACAATCCATTTTGGGTAGATATAAAATATCAATTAGAAACTCCAATGTCTGAATATATTGATTATCTTTATGCTCCAAATCAAGAAAAGGTATTTTATGTTATAAATAGCAATAATCTTTTCTTAAAATTAAAAAATAAATTTAGAAAACCAATGCCTAATGATGCAAGTTATGGAGATACAAATTATTTTATTGATTCAAATGATTATGTTTGGTATGGGGCTAAAAATGTAAAATATTATAGTGGTAAAAGAGATAGTGATTTGAATAGGTATTTTGATTATTCAAATGATTATGGCTGCTATGAATTTTTCTTTGACCCAACAATATTAATTACAATTAATAATTTGGAACAACAAATCGTAAAAAAGAATTACGAAAAAATGAGAGTGACATACACAATAACAGAAGTTTAAAGGAGTGAAAATAAATGGCTTTAGTAACACCTATTGCATTAAGTCAAAATGCATTTGATGCAAATTATGAACAAAGATTTTATTTTACTTCAAGTGGTGGAGACCAAGTTGTTAAAAATAGATTGATAATAAGAAGACATTCTGATAATGTTATTATTTATAATAGAATTGTTGAAACATATTCTTTTTATCAAGATGTTCCAGCTGGAACTTTGGTCAACGGTGTATATTACGATTTCTATTTTAATACATATGATTTTGATGGAAATATTAGTGATGATAGTAATGTGGTGTTGTTTTGGTGTTATACAACACCTTCATTAACATTCACTAATATTCCAGATAGTCATATAATTAATTCTGTTAGTTATAATTTTAAATGTATTTATAACCAAATAGAAGGAGAAAGAGTAGAATCTGTTAGTTATAAACTTTATAATAACGAAAATGTTTTAATTGATTATAGCAGTAATATATATACATCAGAAAATCCTCCTAATGAGTTTGAGTATTCTTTTGAAGATTTATTGGAAGATACAAGATACTATATTGAAGTAACTGGAGCAACTGTAAATGGTACTTCTATAACTACTGGAAAAATTTATTTTACAGTAAAATATGGAGAACCAATTTTTTATGAAAAATTAAAACTTCAAAATAATGCAAGTAATGGATATATTAATATTTCTACTAATTTAATTGCAATAGATGGATATTCAAATAAACAACCACAAACATTTATTGATGGAATGGTTGTTTTAGATAATATAAATGATTATGTTGAGTGGAGAGATGGGTTTAATATTCCAAGTTCTTTTACTATTCAAATATTAATGAAACCTTGTTTGCTTGGTAAAATTGCAACATTGAAAAATGCAAACAATACATTAAAATTAGATATTGAATTAAAAAGAGAAATTCCATATGGAGAAGAAGAAGTTAAAGATTGCTTTTATGTAAAAGAAATAAATTCTTTATCTAATTTAACTTCAGTAATTAGAAGTAATTATGTAGATATTATTAATAATAATTCATATATTTGTTTATGGATAAAAAAGATAGAAACTGCTTGGGATTTAAGATTTGAAGTCATTAATACGACTGAAAATATTATAAATTGGAATACTGTTTCAAACATTGAATATAATAGAGTAACTGATAAATCTTGGGAAAACGAAGAATATTCTACTTCTACAGAAGTAGAAACAGTATATAACTTTAGTAGTTTATATCCTTTAACAAATGTTAAGATTTATAATGGAATATTTGATAATTTTTATGCAACAAGAGATACAAGCATTGCTTATACTTCAGACCCATTAACAGAATGGGATGTAAATACTATTATGTGTTGTAATTTTGAAAACACAATTAATGCTGGTAGTATTTCTGTATATATATCACAAATATCAGATATTTTAATAAAAAGAAGAGCTGTTGGAGAAACTTCTTGGCTTACAATTCTTGATAAAGAAATAACATCTTCTGGTGATATGAATATAGATGTTTATGATTATTTTGCACCAAACAATACTGATATGGAATATGCAATTGTTCCATTTATTGATGGAGCAGAAAGTTCATATATTATAAGCTCTATTCATTCTTGTTTTAATGGATTTTATATTACAGATGGTACTGAAACATTTAAATTATATGAAGCAGTAACTTATGGTTCAAATAAACATTCACTAAGAAGCGGAGTTCATGAAACATTAAATGGAACTTATCCAATTATTTCTTTTAATTCAAAATTATCATATAAGAGATTTTCTGTAGAAGGTCTTTTACTTGGATATTCTTTTGAAGAAACAAGACAAGTATCAAGAAAATCAGTAGTGTATCAAACTGATGATTTAATTAAGTTTTTAACAAATAAAAACACAAAAATAATTAAAGATTGGAATGGCAATATTTATATGGGAACTGTTGTAGAAGATGTAACTCCAACGGTTAATTTAGTAAATGGTTACAACAATATTTCATTTGAATTTGTTGAACAAGGAAAATATAATAATCAATCTGATTATGATAGAAGTGGCTTAGTAGTAAAATAATATAATGGGAAGGAGAACAAATCATTGAGAACTCAAGATGAATACAATGTCACTAAACAACGAATTAGAGATATGTATATTACAATTGATTTATTGAATTATCAATATTTAAAAGTTGATGAAATTAGTGGCGAAGTTATTGGTTCTCCTTCTTTCACTATTAATGCTGATAGTGATTTAAGGAGAAGTCTTAGTCTATCTATAATTCCAACTGATTCATCTTTTGACATATCACAAGGAAATAAAATATGGATGGACAAATATGTAAGACCTATTATTAATATTAGAAAAGAAAATAGTGACGAATATGTACAAACAAAACTTGGAATTTATATGATTAATAATCCAGAATCTGTTATTGATACAACAAGTTATACTATTAATTTAAGTTGTATTGATTTAATGGCAAAATTTACTGGATTACGAAACGGAAACTTGGAAGGAATACCATACATAATTCCACAAGGAGCTAATGTAAGAAAAGTTTTTATTGATTTATTAGAGCTTTCTGGAATAACACAATACTCAATTCAAGAATGTACTTATTCTGTCCCAAATGAAATTAAAGTTGATGTTGGAGGAACTGTTTATGATATATTTAAACAGTTAGTTGACATAGACCCAAATTATCAAGTTTATTTTGATGTTGATGGAGTTTTTCGTTATGAAAAAATGCCAACTGGAGATAATCAACAAGTTATGATTTCAGACGATTTATGGGATGCTGTAACTATTAGTTCTAATATTCAAACAGATTATGAAAGTGTAAAAAATGTAATTGAAGTTATTGGGAAAACTCATGATGTGTCGAATTTTTCGACAAAAACAGAAATACAAGGTTCTACTTATAATCTTGAAATATTAAGTGTTAATGGATTAACAGATAATCTTAAAGTAGGGTTTGTTGCAAGCAATCCAGTTGATAATCCATATATTAATATAAATGGATTTGGTAAAAAACCATTAAGGAACGAAGATGGAAGTGTACCAGTATTATATGATGAAGAAGATGTTTATTATGTTGCTAGATATTTAGCAAATAAAGGATATTTTCTTTTTCTTGGAAGAGTAACTCCAAGAGCTGTTATTGAAGATACAAATCCAATCAGTCCATTTTATGTTGATGGGACTTTAGGAAGAATTAGAATTGTTTTATCTGGTGGAGAATATGATAATATTCAAAGTGATGACCTTGCATATCAAAGAGCAAAATATGAGTTTTATAGAAGATGTAGATTACAAGATACATTGACTTTAACTTGTGTTCCTATTTATTGGATAGATGTTAATTTATTAATTGAAATAACAATTAATGGGGAAACTAAAAAATATTTAACAAAAAGTATTAATACTGATTTAGGAGTTTCTGGAACACAATCAATTACATTAATGAATTATTATGAAGAATCAACTTCTGTTAGAGAATTAGAAGATATAGAAGATTATAGAATAACAGAAGATGGAAGAAAAGTAAGAACAACAGAAGGAGAATAAAAAATATGGCTAAAATAAGTGAATTAGAATCGGCTAGTTCTGTTTCTTTAACAGATTTATATGAAACTTCTGTTTTAGAAAATAATAAATATAAATCTAGAAAACAACCATTATCTGCTATCTTAAATGCGTTTTTTAATAAGTTTACTTTTAATTCATTGAATACAGAAAGTAAAACCGTTATAAATGCAATTAATGAAGCATATGAAAATGGTGGTGGTACTGAAATTGATGATACAACAGTTTCTACAGACACAACTTGGAGTAGTTTAAAAATTGCTCAATATGTAAATCAAAATGCAAATTATATTGATGAAGTTGTAGCTTCTGTCGGAATAGACAATACACCAAATGTTACTGTTGAAGTTAGTGAGGTGGTATAATGTTAACAAGAAATGGAAAAGAAGTAATAGGAAGATTGGATTATAGTGCATTTAGACTTATTAGAGTATATGATGGAACGGAATCTGTAAATTATTTTTCGTCTGAAAATTGGCTTAACCATTATTGTATTGTTGTAGGAAGTGGAACTGCAACTCCAACAGTTAATGATTATAAATTAGATAATGAAATAACTAGTCTTACAAAATTAGGAGAAACAAAAAGTCAAGGTGGTTATTATGGTTCAAATTTTATATTAACATTTCAAGCAACTTATAAAAACAATACAGATTCAAATATAACAATAAATGAAGTTGGGGTATGTATTAATGGGAATGAAACTGGAGGTACTTCTGATGCTAACGCTGATAATGCATTAATATTAAGGGAAGTTTTAAATACTCCAGTAATTATTCAACCTCAAAAAACTTATACATTTAGTGTTACTGTATAATTAATAATAAATTAAAAAGGAGTAAATAGTATGTTGACATTAAATGGAAAAGCTTTGTATGGTAGTCAAGATATTGATGATGGAATATTTCTTAAATTAACGAATGGTTCTATGAGTGATTCAACATTTGCAAAAAAAAATATTAATGAAGTTTCAATAATATTGGGAAGTGATGGTCGTGAACCAACTGTTAATGATTCTCATATATATGGAGAATGGTCATCAGATGTATTATCAAAAATTTCAGAAACTAGAAGCTATGTAACTTCATATAGTCAAAATTACATATTAATGGTTCAAGCAACTTTTAAGAATAATAGTTTAGACAATAATATAGAAGTCAAGGAAATTGGTTTAGTAGCTGGTAGTGGATATTATTCATACTTAATTTCAAGAGATGTTTTTGATTCTCCAATCATTATAAGACCTCAAGCAACACAATCATTTACAGTGACAATAGGATAAAGAAAGGAATATAATATGGCAAATGTAATTTTTAGAAGAGATACCACTGCTAATATTGCTAATATTCCAATAGTAGATGGTCAAATTTTGTTATCTACTGATGATAATTTTATATATTTAGACAATGGTAATCAAAGAATTCAATATAGAAATAATGGCACTTCTGGTGGCGTTACATATGATAATACTTCTAGTGGTCTTTCTGGAAATGATGTTCAAGAAGCAATTGATGAACTTGCTGGAAGAACTGGTATTGCAACAACTTCAAAACTTGGTATCGTAAAACCAGATGGAGATACTATTGTAATTAATGAAAATGGTGTTTTAGTTGCAACCAAAGATTCTGCTGGAGAAATTTCATATTCAAATACTACTAGTGAATTAGATGCTACAAATTTACAAGCTGCTATTGACGAATTAAAAGGTTTAATTGATACAATGCAACAAACAATTTCTACATTAGCAACAACTGTTGCTGGAAAATTAGATAAGAGTGCATTGACTGTTTCTGGTACTGACTTAAATATTCAATTAAATTTATCTTCTGAATAAGGGGGTATTTTATGGCTATTATCATAAATGGAAGCACAACAATTAAATATTTAACAGTTGATACTAGTAATGTTATGAAAAAAGGATATGTTGATAATTCAATATTAGTATATAGTGCTGATGAAGAAATTTATAAAGATGGTGTATTAAAAGGTGCTACTATAACTGGATTTGTTAATAATGATGAAGGTTATCCTAATAAATTAAGATTAAAATCTGGTTTACCTAATTATTGGGCTACAAACCCAGACACTGGAGAAAGATATATTGTTCATACAACTGATACAAAAACTGGATATATTACTTTTAATATGACTGATTTTGACCATATCACAGTTAAAGGGTCTTATGGAGGATGGGCTAGATTTGCAAATGCTTATGTAAAATTAGGATTAGATTCTGCTTCAGAACAAATTGGAAGTGGATATCCAGCACCTCCAGTACCTTTTACAAGAACATATAATGTTTCTTCATTAACTGGAAATCATTCAATTGTTGGACTTTCTTATTGTAATAATATATCTGGAGAAGTTGGTATATCTCCAAATATAGATATATATATTACTGAAATTATTGCATATACTTAAAATAATTAAGGGGAAGATTTTTATCTTCCCCTTTTTTTAGATTTTTATTTAATTTACTTTCCAGTACTTCCAAATCCGCCGCTTCCTCTATCTGTTTCTGAAAGAGAATTAACTTCTTGGAAGTTCATTGTTTGATATGGTAGTAAAACTAATTGTGCAATTCTATCTCCATCATAAATTCTTTCTTCATAGTCTGAATCATTATGAAGAGCTACAATATATTCTCCACGATAATCAGAATCAACAACCATTTTGTTATCCCATTGGCTTTTTATCCTATGGTTCTTATACTTTATCATTGTATAAGTTCGGCATATATTTTCATTAAATTAAATTTAATGTCGGGCACTCTTGGAAAGATTATATTTATTCACTTTCTATGCTCTACAGTATTTTATAGCCTATTCGCAATCTATAAAATTACCTCGGTATTGTCCATTTTAATTGAAGGATTTCACCGATTTTGCCCGATTTATTGTCGGCATTGTTAATTAATAAATTTACTAGTTTCTAATAATAAATCATTTATTGTTAAATCATTATAATGAGTATATGGTATTCTTATTAATGGAATATTGTTTGCTTTACACCAATCATTTTTTATTTTATCATGTTTTTCTATATTTTCATTATAAAATAATGTTGAGTTTGTATTATCAAAATGTTGTTTTCCATCATATTCTATTAAATATGTATTATTTACATAAAAATCAAATGGTAATGGAATTATATCTTTACAAGAATTAAATCTTTTTTCTCTTTCAAAACATATATTATTTTCTTTTAAAATTTTTTCTATTTTTGTATTTCCATGAGAATTATTTTTACAAAATCCACAACTTTGTGTATTTCCGTTTCTTAAATTATTTGCTGAAACTATAGTTTCTCTTCCGCATATACATTTACAAATCCAAAAAACAGAATTGTGTTTATCTTTTCTTTCACTTCTTTTTATTACAGTTAAATTTCCAAAAGTTTTATTAGTTAAATCTTGAAAATTAATTCCACGATATTTTGATAATATTTCTTTTGATAAACAACCACAACTTTTTATTGTTCCATTTCTTAAAGATGTTGAATCTGCTAAAATATGATTTCCACATTCACATAAACAATCATATAAAACACTTCCAGAAGCATTTTTCTTATCTGTTTTATTTAAAACAGTTAATTTATTAAAAACAAGTCCAGTTAAATCATATTTTGATTTATGAGTTTTCTTTTTATTTTTTAAATTATTATCATACCATAATTTTGTTATCATACCTCTAGAAACATTATATTTTTCTGCTAAATAATTAGAGGTATATAATTCATATGAATTTATTATATCTTGTTTGTCTTTTTCTGAAAGTTTACTCATTACAATAAAACCTTATTAATTAATAATTATAGTCTACCGACACAATTAGCTGGTCTTAATCCTTGTTTAATTGATAATCCACTTCTTGCAAAAATAGCTCCAAAATAACCTTCTGGAAGTTCCATTGTTAATCCAGTTCCTACTTTTATGGTTTCATTTGGTTGAATAACCAATCTTTCACCCCAGTCTTCTGGAAAACAAGCACATAAATCATATCCAGCTGCTTGTTCACTTCCCCTTGTTGGTAATTTTGCTTTTTCATTAAGCTTACACACCTTAATATTCATTCGTATTTTCTCCATATTTTAATTTTTTTATGTTAGACGATACATTTATCATCTTTTAATTAAAAACGCCTTAAATCGCAAATCTGTGCGTTATTTGACTTGCATATTATAATTAGTAATTAACTCGCAACCAGAAACTTCTTTTCCGCTTTTAATAACATCTTTAATCTTTTGTTTATCAATTGTTGTTTCTGTTTTAATTTTCAAATATTCTTCTGGAACATCATTTGTATTTAATACATTAACATTTTCTGATTTTCTATAAGAAATTTTACTATGTGGTAATTCTAACTTAAATTTATTAAGTCCTTCTCCATCTAAATTTCCGTTTTCATCAATATACTGTTTACGAATAAAGAAGTCAACTCTATTTTTTAAGAACTTCTTTGTATTTTCTCTAGCTTTCTTTTGTTTCTGAAGTCTTTCGATTTCTTTATCAATAACTTCAAGTTCTCCATCAAGAATCTTACATAAACAATTTGTATTATCTAATTTTGTATTAATATCAACTTGAATAGAATCATATAATTTATCAAATTCTTCTTCTGATTGAATTACTTCTCCAGTTTCATCATCAATTCCATAATTTAATAAATTATACATTGATTGTTCAATTTGAAATAATGTTTTATTCATTTACCATAAACTCCTTCATTTCTTCTAAAAATTTAACAATTTCTTCTTCATTAGAACTTACTAATTGAACATCAATTGGTTTAACCATATCCAATAAAACAAATACACTTAAAATTGATTTTGCATTATAAATGTCAAAATCCCTATGCTTTTTATTTGTTTCACGATACAAATAAACATCTGATTCAAATTCTGTTACTTTTCTTGCAAAACTTTTAATTTTTTCACAAGTATCAAGTTTAATTGTAATCTTAAACATTTCTTTCCTTTCTATAAAATAATTTTTTCGTGACAATAACCATCTTCTGTTGTATAATAAATGTTTTTAATACCTTTGTCTTTTAATGCTTTCATACAAGCAGAACAACATCTACAGTTTCTAAGTTTCCCACCACCTTCTCTATATATAAACATTGATGCTTTATTCCAATCAATATTCATATCTTTTGAGTCTAATAGACAACTCATTTCAGCGTGTAGAAACGGTAGATGCTCTTCAGCTACATAACTTCTATTATTTTTATCTGTTTCTCTGTATTTGTTATATTTCATCTGTACTGGAGATGTTTTACTTGTATTATATCCAGTCCCAATGATTCTATTTTTATACACAAGTACAGCTCCGATTTTAATATTTTTTTTATTATAATCGCTTAATTCAGATACATTTTTTGCTAATTTAAAGTATTTTTCAGTATTCATAGCATTATTATAACATAAAATTTATTCGTTGTCAAGCTTAATATATAATCCACAAGAACATTCTCCAAGTCCTTGTTGTAAAAATTCTTTACACATACAAAGATTATCTTCAATATGCTCTTTCTTTGTTGGACAATATCCACAATTTTCTCTAATTGCTTTTCTAATTTCAATAACTTTCTTTGTATCTCCATTTGTTGTAATTTTCATTAGTAATCAATCCCCTTCTTGTACATCTTTTGATTGCTTGAAGCCAATTTAACTCCATACTGAATATTATTATCTGTCAATAATGTTTCATCATACTTTCCACATTTAATATAATCACAAACATTTATAATTTGTTTTAAATCATATAAGTGTTCACAACCAGTATATAAACAAGTGGTTAGTCCAGCTTTTTTTACTCTTTCAAGCAACGATTTTAATTCTTCAATGTTTTGGTCTCCACCCATAAAACATACACAAGTAATATAATTTTTATATTTATCTAATAATGAATCAAGGTCTTCAGATATAAAATTTCCTCTATATTCCCATAAATATTGAGAGTGGCAGCCCCTACATTTATAGGGGCAACCACTTATATTAATTGCTAATGAAATTTCATCTGGAACTTCTTGAAATACTATAGTATAACCTAAATATTTAAGAGGTAAACATTCCATAATATCTTTCCTTTGCTTCTTTTATTCTTGCTTCTGAAAACTTAGAAATTCTTTTAAGATAACCAATTACTCTTGTGGCATAGTCAAGATTTTCGCTTCCACACTTAGGACACTTATTTAATTTATGTTTACTTATATGTCCACAATCATTACAAATCGTATTTGGAATGTTATATGTGTAATAAGAACATCCAGTCTTAATAGCTACATTCTGTAATTGTTTATATTGTTCTTTAGTTAAGTGTTCTTCTAAGTTTGCGTGTAATGCAGAACCTCCATCCAAATATTGAGTTAATTTATTTCCGTGTAAAATGAATTTATCAATTAAATTACAAGTTTCATCTTCTACTTTATAAAAATAACTATTATAACAATCTCTTGGTACAAAATATCCGTCTTCTTTATCCCATTTTGCATTTTTAACACCAAGATTTTCAGCTGGTACAAATTCTGTATTAAACATTACTTCTTTTGTTCTTGCTTTTTTATTTGAATCATAAATTGGCTTTAATATGCTTTCTCCATACTTAAAATATTCATCATTTGGAGAAATGTCTATTCCAAGATATTCTGCTCCTTCAACAAAACCATTTATACCAATTGTTAAGAATTGTTTTTCTAATGAAATATATCCAGCATCATAAATTGGTAACAATCTTGCATTAAAGTAATCTTTGATAATTGAATTAAATGCTAATAAATATTTATGACAATATTCAACTTGTTCATCAACAGCCTTTGCTATTTTTTCTAATATAATTTCTCTTGGTTCATTGACATCTTTAATTGTATTTTGAACTAGTCTATTAATGTTAATTGTTAAAACTCCTTTAGAACCAGTGGAGACTCCACCAGCACCAAGAGTATAACTAAATACATTATCTTGAATTTCGTTCTTTAATCTACAACAAGAAGCTAAACTATCTACACTGTCGCTTGTATAAGTAAAGAACGAATGTCCGTTTGCATACATTTCTGCTTGAAAATCAGCATATTCTTCATCAACGCTTTTTGTTCCATCATTTAATAGATTTAATGTTTCAACTGGAAATGTTAAAACAGTTTTTAATCTTTCTTTATTAAACCATTTCATAAATCTTTTTTGTAACCAACTTACACTCTCCCAAGTTGGCTCAGTACCATCTGGGAATACAAAATCTCCAAAGATACCATCAAAATAAGGTTTATCAAAATATGCAATATTCCAAAATACACTTTGAAAATTTCTTGCGGCAGCTGGTTGGTTCATTGAATAAACAACTTGTTCAAAACCATCTGTAATAACTTTATCTATTGTTTTTGGTCTTAAACCAGAAGTAACAATTTCATCTGCTTTAAGATAATAATCATTTCCATATTCTTTTCTAATAAAATAATCTAAATATGTTAAAAATTCTGGCGTTGCAACAGCACCAGCAAATTGACTTGCTATTGCAAATACTAAATTAATAAAAGACCCTTGAAATGCTTGTAAGTTTGTTGGTGCTGTAGAAATTCCACCAATTTCTTTTAACCCACCAAATAAAAAAGGGTACATTGTAATTGAAACACAATATGGTAAAATACTTGTTTCATCGTGTTTATATATTTCATGACTTTCTAATTGTTTTATATATTTATTTGCGACATCTTCTCCGTACATCTCTGTAAGTTTGTCGTGCATCAAAAGTCTGTTTGTTCCTATAATTTGTTTCTTTGGGATTTCTCCCATACAAGTTGTAATATTTTTATTTTCTACATTTGCATTGGCATCTACTTCACTTCCACTAGATGCATTAATTGCCTTTGCATATTTTTTTATAAAATTAACATTTCTTCTATAACTTTCTAACATAAAGGTTTACCTTCCCATAATATAATTTTGTAATTCTTTTGTATTCACCACCCTTTCATCAATTTCTGCGAATGGCATAGAGATTATATTGTTTTTATTTGCAATCTCTAAATAGATATTTTCATCATCTATCTCTTCGTATTCTATTTTTTTATCGTCCATAAGTTTTTTTAGTACTTTACATTTTGGACAATGAGATGTATAAAATTTAATCATTTCCAAGCCACCTTTCTATTATATATTTATATATTTTTTTATTTTACTAACCAAACTTCAGTACAGTCATCCTCTTTTTTATAATCCATAACTGTCATACATAAATATTGTTCTTCAACATTATCTGGGTCTTCACACCATATAACTTCTATGTTTTCATTATTTTCCATAATTAAAAGAGCCAATGGTCTTTTACTATTTCTCCTTTTCAAAAATCCTTTTAGTTTCATTTAAACATTACTTTTTATACTCGCTACAACTTTCCATTTTGCAAGTTTTTTCTTCCTTTCCAATACATTGATTATATTTAAATTTGCAAACTCCATTTTCTAAGTTTCTACACCTAGAACAGATACAACCAACACATTTCTTGTTGATTATATCCCTATCTCCTTTACTAAAAAAAGACATTTAACTTTCCTCCTTGTTTATCTTGAGTAAAATGTATGATATCCATCATAATGACATTTGTTCCAACTACCCCAGCTATCTGGATTAATGTCAGACCTAAATGCTATTGCATTGTTTGTTGTATCTTCATGTAAATACGCATATTCTAATGCAAGATATGTGTTTTCAGAAATTACAGTTCTATGATAAGCAAATTGATTTGGTGCTGTAATTACTGTTTTTGGGTCAGATGGAAATTTTTCATCTTTTACTCTATTTAATATTACATTCGCTACATTTATTTTTGCATCAATTGGACATTGGTATGTCTCTGTTTCAATGCATCTGCACATTATATAAATTTGTTCTTCAGAATATTTATCATATATTTCTTCTTTAATAAAACCATATTTATTTTTGATTTCATTGTATTTTTTCATATACAATTCTTTATCGTATTCTTTTAATGGTTCTATATATTCTAATAATTCATCAACTTTTTCTTTTAAGCTTTCTTCAGATAATTCTTTTAATTTATTATTTTCTTCAATTAAATTATTCATAGTTATTTCTGTTTTTTCTTTATAACTAGAATATTCTTTTATTACATTTTTATATTCTTTTTCTTTTGTATTATGCAATAATAATAGAATAATTAATAAACAACAAAGCCCGAAAAGGGATAAATTAAACAACAAACTTATACATTCTCTAAATTTACTTCTAATAATTTTCACTCCTTTCTTTTAAGTCATTATTATATATATTATAACATAAAATGCAACTTTTGTCAATAGTAAAGTTGCATTTTATAAAAAATTAATATTTAGTTGGTTGACATAAGTTCAAGTAAGAAAGTATTCTTCAAGTCATTATCTACGACCTTTAATCCAGCTTCAAACGCTTCAGCTTGACCGATATCAATACAAGCTTTTTTGCATCTTGTGTCCATTACATATAATAAACCTCTGGATAACATTTTCTTGTGTTGATTACTAACAATTGAGATTACATAATTAGAACCGCTACCTTGGGATTTATGACTTGAGATTGCATATCCAAGTAACAAGTTATTTAATTTTGATTTACTTGTATAAATTAATTCTTCATCATATTGAATAATTAATCCAGTGTCAACAACCTCTCTTACAATTCCAATTTGTCCATTTACAACAATTGAGTCTTCAACATCTTCTTCATATAATCCATTTTCAATCATTTCGTGATAAGCTTTTTCGCTTACTGCGTGATAATCATTTTTAGTATTAATTACTAAATCACCACATCTAAATAAGATTGTATTGTTATTAATTTTTCTTGTGTGATAACTTTCGTTTACTTTAGGCGGATTAATTTCTGCTTGAATAGCATTATTAATTGCATATGTGCCCATATCGCCCTTATTAAATGGAGATAGTACAAGAATATCTTTTTTATTAATTCCTTTTCTTAAAAGTGTCATATATTGTTTAATTACTTCATCAAATACTTCGTCATCTTTCTTTTCAATAAATTTATAATTATTTCCAATTGAATAAGTTCCATTTTCAAATTTAACATTTTCTTTATCATTAAAGAACGATTTTCCTTGTCTTACATTTGTTGCAACAAACAGAGAGCCATTACTTTTATATCTAAAGACTTCTGTTAACATTGTCACTGGAACTTTTTCGCTTTTAATTAAATCTTCAAAAATCTTTGAAAGACCGATTGCACTTAATTGAGCATTATCTCCAACAAGAATAATCTTTATATTATCGTTATCAATTGCATTTAACAACATAATGAATGTATCAAGGTTTACCATTCCGCACTCATCTACAATTACTACATCTGTAGAGATAGTTCCTTGAAAACATCTTTTATGGATTGTCGTAGCAGTTCTATGAGTGTTTTCTGCAAGAACTCTACTTGCTTTTCCAGTTGATGATAATAAAGTATAAGATAATCCGTTATCATCCATAAGAGTAATTAAATTGTGAATTGAAAAGCTCTTTCCAGTTCCAGCATATCCAGCAAGAATTGTAAAGTCATAATTACAGAAGTTTCTAAGCAATCCCATCTGAGTATCTGTTAATTTTACTTCACCATCAACTCTATATTTTTCACAATCAATATCCAGTTTGTGACTATTTTTTAATTTATCTTTAATAAAATCAGCAATCCTACATTCTGCAAGATATGTGGTCATAATTGCCAAGTCTTTAGTTTCATCATTATAATAAAACAATTTGTTCGTTTTAACTGTAGGAACAATTAATTCTTCTAAGTCTTTTCCTTGTGGATATTCATTTATAATATAATTATATACTACATTTGCATTTAATCTTGTACTTCCTTCTTCTTCATTTTTCTTTAACACATTAAGAATTAAGTAAGCACATCTTTGTTCAGAATATTTTAAATCTGGTCTAACTTCCATAATTAATCTGTCGGCTTTTTCAAAATCTCTATCGAGAATTCCGATTAAACATTCATATGGATTTTCCTTAAATTCTTTAACAATATTATTTTCATCAAAAAATTCATCAACTAATTTTTTACAATCAGATACATCAATGTTCCATTCTTTAATTTTTTCAATAATTCCAAAATATTTATATCTTGTATTGATTTCTCTTGCATAAGCATTAAGATAAACTTCTCCAACATTATGGATTTTTTTAATGTCAATGCTTTCTTTTCCTTCTGTTACAATTTTATAAATAAAATCTGGATAAGCAGAAAGAATATTTTCAGCTTGTCTTTCTGTTGTAAAATCCATCAAAAGTTCTTTTGACTGTGCAACTGTCAAATCCTTTAAGTTAATCATTAAACTTGGAACAGAAACAACAGTATAAGTTGTACCATATTTATTAGTTTCTGCTTCTTCAATTTCAAGTTCATATTCTTTACCAATAGAACACCAGCTTAAATCTCCTTTACAACTAAATGTCATATATTTACTTAATTTTAATGATTCTGAATATGGATAAACTGGGCTAAATGCTATAATATCAAAGCCATTGCTATGATACATACTCTTAAATGCTTTTGCCTTTACTTTTATACTCATAATTATAATTTTCTCCTTTTTTATTTGATATTGATATTATAGCACATAAATTTTTATTTGTCAAGTTTTATTTTATGATTTCCTTCAGAATTTCTTAAAACTTTATATCCTTTTTCTTTAAGTTCGTTTACATAATCTTCATATTCCCACCACAAATCGTTTAGAATTTTTTCTTTATCTCTATCTGTTTCTGGTTGTTGTTTTGATTGCTGTTTCATTCCAGAGCCAAACCATTGATTAAAAAAATTATTGTCCATTATTTTTTCCTTTCATAATATCCATATAAACTTTTAAATCCAGAATCCCAAGTATCATAATACTTTCCATCTACACAAGCAACCTCGTGATTTGCAACATTTAAAATATAAGTTCCTTCTTTATGTGATGAAGCAAATTCTTTAACCGTTGGTCTTTTTGTTCCTTTTTTATTTGATATTCCATAATATTCAAAACCCAAATCCTTCATTACTTCCATTTCTATTTTTTTAGATGTAAAAAATACATTTGGAATTTGATATTTTCTACAATATGGAATGGTCAAATCAAATGCTTCGAGCCAACTAATATTTAATGCTTTTGATAATGCTCTTATTGTACAATCACCATATTCGTCTTTAATGTCTAATTTATTTGGTTGATAATAACAATAATACTTATTTTTCATAAATCCCTCCAATTAAAAATCTGTTTGTTTATAATATATATTATATCATAAAACAAACAGATTGTCAATCTTTATTCCTTTATTTATTAATACATTTCATCTACATATACAGCAATATATGGTTGTATTTGTCCATTAATTTTAGGGACATTGATTGAAACATATACAATATTATACCAATCTCCCATATAATCTGCAATGTCTTTTATATTTAATTCTATTCCAAAATCATCAGATTCTGATTGTATTTTTTTTATTGCATAAAATGATTTTATTAATTCATCTATTTTTGTTTTTTCATCAATTTCAAAATAAGAAAGTAATTTATTTTTTTCTTCATTTTCTTCATTTATTTTTATAATTCTTACTTGCATTATTTTTACTCCTTTTTATTTATATAAAAACAAATAGTGGAAAGCGTCCAAAATATACAACAATAACATTGCATAATATATGAATCAACAGATACTGTTTGGTTTTTTATTGCTAACACTATTAAAACTATTTCACAAAGGATAGAGAAAAAAGCAATTATTACTGGAATTATAAAATCCCAATTTTTATTAAATTTCACTGGTTTCTTCATTTAATTTATCCTCCAATTTTTTAATAATAACATAATCTTTTAATACTGTTTCTTCTTCTTGCGATTCTATCCATTCATCATTTTCGTTTTTAATTCTCTTAAATTGATTTCTAATAATACATTTTAAGATGTCTCCAGACTCACAAGGTCTTTCTTGAAATACTTTTCTGTTGATTTTATAATTGAATGTATCTCCAGAATTTGCTTGATATAAAGTTACAAAATTAGTTCCGTATTTATTTGTTTCAATGTTTGATAC